GGGACGAAGAGGCGCGTGCGCCGCCTAATCTGAAATTTGCAAACTTGAACAAGTTCGCATTCGCTCAAGAACTCGTATCGGTATGTCGCAAACGCTCAAAACAAGCCATAATGCACACCTATGCACGCTGACTTTGACCTGAGCCCTGACGGCTCCGTTGCGCCGACCCGCTCCCGAAGCGGGACTCACGGCGGCGCCCGCGCGAACTCTGGGCCTAAACCCGCAGGCTACGTGAAGCCGCCCGAGGGGCAGGACTACGACAAGGCCAAGGCCCGAAACGAGGCGGCCAAGGCCGGGCTGAACGAACTCGAACTGAAGATCAAAAGCGGCGAGTATTTAAGCCGCACCGCCTACCGCGAGGCGTCGGCCACCCTCCTGGCCGAACTGGCGCAGGGGTTGCGCTCGCTGCCCGACACGTTAGAGCGGAAGTACGGCCTGTCGCCGGAGGCGCTACTGCACGTCGAGAAAACGATTGACGAAGCCATGCAAGGCGTGGCCGACGGCCTGGAACTGTTTGCTGGGAGTGAACCGACATGAACTGGAACCAGATCGACACCGCGCCAACAAGCGGGGTAATCCAACTTGCGGTAGAGCATCGTCTTGGTGAGCAGCGGACTTTTGCTGCGGAGGCCAGCTTCGACAGCGGCAAGGGTGGGGCTCTCGTTTGGATGATCGCAGTTGGTTGGACCGGTTGGCAACCGTTGCATTCGGGTTGGCGTCCGATTGGTTGGCTCCCTTTGACCCCAGCATGAGCCACCTACCCGAATCCGACCACTTCTCCCTTGCCCTGAGTGACGCCTGCAGCGGATACCAAGCGCTAAAACCACCGAACCGCGTCAGCGTGAGCCGGGGTGCCGCCGACAACCTCGTAATCAAGCAGACAGGCGCTGCGGGCGGCGCGTGGGACGCGAGCGAGACGCCGTACATGGTGCACCCGATGGACGCGCTGGCGAGCAGGCAGCACGAGGCGGTGGTGTTTGTCGGCCCGGCCCGTACCGGCAAGACCGCTGGCCTGCTGCTGGGCTGGATGGCGCACAACGTTGTGAACGACCCGGGCGACATGCTGTTCATCCAAATGACCAAGGATGAGGCGCGCAAGTTTTCCAAGACCGACGTGGACCGCGCGCTGCGCAACAGTCCACACGTTCGGGCCATGCAGAGCAGGCGCGCGGTGGACAGCAACACGTTCGACACCATGTTCCGGCACGGCATGTTTCTGCGCATCGGCTGGCCGACGATCAACACCGTGTCGGGCTCGACGTACCGCTACGTGGCGATCACCGACATCGACCGCATGGAGAACGCCGACGATGTGGACGGTGAAGGCCCGCTGTTCGACCTCGCCAAGAAGCGCACCACCACCTTCATGAGCCGGGGCATGTGCTTGGTGGAGTCCAGCCCGGGCTACCCCCAGACCGACCCCGCGTGGAAGCCCGCCACACCGCACGAAGGCCCCCCGGTGGGCGGCATCGGCACCCTCTACAACCGTTCCGACAGGCACCGCTGGTACTGGCAGTGCCCCGACTGCGCCGAGCACTTCGAAGCCGCCCCCGGCCTCGGGCTGTTCCACCTGCCGAGCGACGACGACTTGCTGCAGGACATCCGCATGATGGACCTATCCAAGATCGCCAAGCAATACGCCCGGGTGATCTGCCCGCACTGCGGGAGCCTGATCGACGCCAAGCACAAACCAGCGCTGAACGCCGGGGGCATCTGGCTACCCGACAACGTGCAGATCACGCGCGAGAAGGAAATCATCGGCACGCCGCTGACCTCCAAGATTCGGGGCTACTGGATGGGCGGCGTGGCCGCGACCTACCAGCCGTGGGTCTCGCTGATCTACAACCACCTGGAGGGGCTGCAGGACTACGCGCTCACCGGGTCTGAAAAGAAGCTCAAACAGGCCATCACGACCGACCAAGCGTGGCCGTACATGGAGCGCCATCTCAAGGAAGCGAAAACCAGAAGGGGTACGCCGCAGGAGCGGGCAGAGGACACACTGGTTCGGTACACCGTGCCGCCCGAAACCCGCTGTTTGGTGGGTGCTGTGGACGTGCAGGGGGGTGTCAACGCCCGCTTTGTGGTGCAACTGCACGCAGTCGGCCCCCACATGGAGCAGTGGTTGGTGGATCGTTTCGAGATCAAGTTGTCCAAACGCCCCGGCATGGGGGGCGATTTCGCACCCATCGACCCAAGTTCGGTGCAGGAAGACTGGCAGGTGCTCACCGACCGCCTACTGAATGCCACCTGGAAGACGCCGAACCCCGACCGCGAGATCAAGTTGCGCATGCTCACTGTGGATACCGGCGGCCTTGACGGCGCCACGGCGAACGCATACGCCTGGTTCCGTAGCGTCCGCAAGGCGGGCATGGCACATCGCGTGACGCTCTACAAGGGCGGCTCCACACCCACCGCGCCGATCATCCGCGAAACCATAGTCGGCAAGCGCACAGGCAAGGACAAGGGAGACATTCCGCTCCTGTTGTGCAATACCAACCTGCTGGCCGACATGGTGGCAGCAGGACTGCGGCGCGAAAGCCCGGGGCCCGGTTTTTACCATTGGCCTACCCCAAAACACCCCACACTGAACCCGGACGGGTGGCTCCCCGAGAGCTTTTTCCTGGAGTTGGACGCCGAGGTGCGCGATAAGAACGGCACTTGGCGCCAGATCAAGAAGCGAAACGAAAGCCTGGACTGCTCAAGAATGATAATGGCCGGCATGCTCCGCATGGGCCTGGACAAAATTCGGGACTGGAACGTGGTGCCAGCGTGGTTGGCGCCACTCGGCCGCAACAGCGAGATTGTGGCCCGGGAGGACCGGCGCGCCGCCCAAGCGGACCCCGCAGTGATCGTTCCGACCGAAGAAGTGAAGGTGTGGCGGCCCCAACGCCGCCCCCGCAGAAGCGCCGTGGCGCAATACTAGACGCAGACCTCGAACGTGCCGGTGGGACTTAAAGCCTCATCTTCGGACCACCGCGCGTTCTTCTGGAGGTTCTGCACCGCAGGGACCACACGTAGGTTCCAAGGAACGTGCAGCCCCGAAACCGTCTTGCCTTGCAACGGTATGACATGATCGACATGCACGTCGATAGCGAACAGAGTCCTGAACAACTCCGCTTGCGCGTAGCACTCGATAATCGCGGCATGCTCACCGGGCGTTAGCCAAGTCGGGGTGCGGCGGACTTTTGCGACTTTCCTCTTCACCAGCCACGCATTCACGTTTCCGGGGTTTTGTGCCCGCCAAGCGTCGTTCCGGGCCTTTACTTTCATTTTGTTTTTCTGATACCAGAGTTCACGGGTGGCACGTCGGTGGGGCGCGGCCCAATACCGGCGGACACGATACTTTTCGGCGTATCTGTCGCCGTGAAGCAGGCGATATAGGGCTTGTCTTTCGAGTATTTGATCCCGGTTTGCTGCACGGTATTGGCGAACCCGCTGAATCACCCTGTCGCGGTTTCCCTGGTAGTGACGGCTGGCACGCTCGCGGACACCGCCGTGTTCATAGGCGACTTTGGCTTGAGTTGCGCGGCAACCTTTGCACTTTGCAGCTCGGCCAAACTTCCCCAAGGCAGCTTTGTGAAAGGCGTCCAGAGGCTTCTCTACCTTGCAGGACGTGCAGCATTTCATTTCGTCCATGCGCGCCTCACTGCTTCGCGTACCCCCTTGGAGCGGTTGCCAACGCCCAGCGCGTCCAGCTTCGTCACGGTGTCGTCGTCCAAGGACACGACGTACTTTTTGGTTGGTCCGGTAGCGCCTTCGGTCTTGCGCCCTGCGTTCTCACGCCGACCACCATGGGTTTTGAGTGTTTGCATAAATGAATTGTACTGCCAATTCATAAAGTGCGCAACAATCGCTTGACCTTTATTTCGCAAACGCGATAATACGAACCGGGACGAAGAGGTGCCCTTCGGGCATCTACAGACAGCCGATGAGTCTTTAAACTCGGCGGGCTTTATCCACCGATTGGATAGAGGACTGACCGCCCAAGCGGTTCTTGGAGCCTGCGCGAGCAGGGCCTTCAAGTGGCAACCTGGTACATCCATGCCGCCGGCCTCAAGAAAGTCGGTGGGCTACACGGTAGGCCGGTTTGCCACTTGAAGGCACCCCGGTGCCCGAGGGTTAGCGCCTCGGGTGGAAAACTCCGGGTAATTGAATCGGTACGTAAGAGGTACACTGCTTTATGTGAGCCGGGGCGCCTTCACTATCTCTCCCGCGCAACGCACCGTCTTGGCGGTGGCAAAGGGATGATCGGCGGAAGTATGCGAGCACCCGATCCTGTCACGGCAGTAGCAGCACCGGACGTCCTGGTGCGGTAGGCCCCGTGAGGTAATGACGTGACATCCCGGAGAGACGGGAACTATCTTGAGGGCGCGCCTGGCGCAGTAGTGCAGAGGGACTTGTCTATCCCCGAGCCGCACCAGGGCGCCGCCAAGATGGTGAGTACACCTTGCGAAACGCACTGGTTAAGGCATTGCCGGAGGATTCCCGGCACACCATCGACCTCTCCCCCTGAAGACGCCGCCATCATCGTCTCCTTTTAAAAGACTTTCTGTAAAAAGAAAGTCTTTCTTTTTTCCGAAATCGTGCCGCAGGCCCTTTTCGCGCCACCTCGCCGATGATGCCGATCATTTCGCAGATCGGATCAACCATGGCCGTCACCCAGGCAGACATCGACAATCTCAACGCTGCCATCGCGTCGGGCGCACGCTCGGTCACCCTCGGTGGGCAGACCTTGATTTACAACACCTCGGATTCGCTCATCAAGGCGCGCGACGACTTGGTGAAGCAGCGTTCCGCACAAAACGCCACCGCTCGCCCCCGCCAGTCCTATGCGTTCTACGCAGGCCGAGGGTACGACTGATGGCCCGGTACAGCGCAAACGGCAAGTTGATCGGCCGTCCGCCCAAGAACCCCCAGCCTGAGCAGACCCCGGTCGCCCAGGCCGCGCGCACGTTCACCAACCGCTACGACGCCGCAGGGCAGGGCCGTCGCCTGGCAGGCTGGACACCACCCTCCAGCGGCCCGAACACGGCCATGGCAGGGTTGCAGACGATCCGCAACCGTTCGCACGACGCGGTGCGCAACGACTGGAGCGCCAAGAGTGTCACCCAGAAGTGGGCCACCAACCTGGTCGGCATCGCCATCACGCCGCGCTTCAAGCGCATCAAGAGCAAGACCCGCAAGCAGGAACTGACGGACCTGTGGAACGACTTTGTGAAGAAGGCTGATGCTGACTGCGTGCTCGACGGCTACGGCCAGCAGACGCTCTCCGTGAAGTCGTGGCTGACCGCAGGTGAAGTGTTCGCCCGCCGCCGCGCGCGGTTCCTCGACGAAGACGGACTCGTGGTGCCCATGCAGGTGCAACTGCTGGAGGCCGACATGGTGCCGCTCATGGACGCGGACTCGTGGAAGGGTCTGCCCGTCGGCAACGTGATCCGTTCAGGCATCGAGTTGAACAAGCGCGGCAAGCGCGTGGCCTATTGGGTCTACAAGCAGCACCCGGGCGACAAGGGGTTCGTGGGCGTGATGGACCCCGACGCGCTGGTGCGCGTGGCGGCCAGCGACATGATCCACATGTTCGAGCCCGACCGGCCTGGCGCGCTGCGCGGCGTGCCCACAATGGCCTCGGTGCTGGTCAAGCAGCGCAACGCGGTGGACTACGAGGACGCGACGCTGGAGCGTCAGAAGCTGGCGAACTTGTTCGTAGCCACGATCTCGCGCACGCTGCCCCCGCTGGACCCGAACGACCCGAACAACGGGGCGCTGACCGGCACACCATACGAGACAGATGGTGTGAGCCCCGAACCGCTGGTCCCGCTGCGCCCAGGTCTCGTGCAGGAGTTGGAGGACGGCCAGAAGATGGAGTGGTCCAACCCACCCGAGGCCGGAACTAACTACTCCGACTATATGCGGACGACCCACCTTGGTACGGCGGCTGGTGCGGGTCTGCCCTACGAACTCATGTCTGGCGACATCCGCGAGGTCAGCGATCGCACACTGCGCGTCGTCATCAACGACTTCCGCCGGTTTGCCGAGCAGCGCCAGTGGCAGATCGTCATCCCGATGTTCTGCCAGCGCGTGATCGAGTGGTTTGCTGACGCTGCACTGCTGGCTGGAAAGATCACGCTGTCCGAGTACGACGACGTGATCCGCGTCGAGCACGCACCGCACGGCTGGGCCTACATCCACCCCGTGCAGGATGTGCAGGGCAAGAAAATGGAAGTGGACGCCGGGTTCCGCAGCCGTTCCAGCGTGGTGGGCGAGCGCGGCGACGACGCCGATACCGTGGACGACGAGCGCAAGACCGACATGGACCGCGAGAAGGAGTTGGGCCTGTGGGTTGACCCCATGGGGCCAGCGCCAGCAGACGGGAAAGACAACGGGGACGAGGACGGCATCGACAACGAAGAGTACAGCGCGCCGCCGAACCCCACGCAGGCCGAAGCCCGCGAGATGCACCTGGCCCAACTGCGCCGCATCGAGGCTGAGACCGACGCGCTGCGCGCACGCGCCAAGCAGACGCCCCCAGCCCCGCCGCCTCCTGACCCCGAGGCGGCGCAGCGCACAGAGTTGCTGGCCCGCACACTGAAACTGCTGGAGCCTGACGGTGGACAGCAATGACGCCGCACTGCTCGCCGTCATCGCCAAGACGCTCCGCGAACTGCGCGCGGACTTCGTTGGTTTGTCCAAGCAGTCCGGACCGGCAGGCCGCGACGGCAAGGACGGCACCGATGGGGTCGGCATTGCTGGCCGCGACGGGCGGGACGGCAAGGTTGGCGAGCGCGGCCCTGTTGGCCCACGCGGACCCGTCGGGCCACGGGGCGAGGACGGAATCGACGGCAAGGACGGCGAACGCGGCCCCATGCCTGACCACCAGTGGAAAGGCACCCGACTGCGGTTCCAGAAGCCCGACGGCGGGTGGGGTAAGTACACCGAACTCAAGGGCGAGCGCGGACCCGCTGGCGCAACCGGCGTTGCTATCGGCAGTGGTGGGGCAACTCTCACACCGAGCAGCCTGCCGCTTGCCGACACAGTGCTTCCGCTCGACGAGATGGTCGTCGTGCGAGGCGGCGCCTTCATGCGCGTCCGTGTGGTTCTCCAAGCAGGCCCCGTGCCTGAAAACGCAGTCACTGTGAACGGAGAAGCGGTGACGGTCAATGGTCAATATGTTGTGGTGACACCCTGATGGAACATGAAGTAATCCCCGCCGGTGAGATTCACGCCCCGCACAACTGGGTCGTCGCGGATGAGGCCGCGCGCCTGGCCTTAGTGCCGGTCGAAGCCGACCTCGGCAAATACTGCTGGCAGCGCAGTGACGAGACCGAGTGGTTCCTGATTGGGCACACCCCGTCCGTTTGGAAGCAGCACATTGGGCCAGCAGGAGCCGATGGAGCACCGGGCGCCGATGGAGCACCGGGCGCCGATGGAGCACCGGGCGCCGATGGAGCACCGGGCGCCGATGGAGCACCGGGCGCCGATGGAGCCAGCGCCTACGAAGTAGCCGTGGCGAATGGTTTTGTAGGCACCGAAGCCGAGTGGTTGGCGTTTTTGCAGGGCGCGGACGGTGCGGATGGGCGAGAGGTTGAGTTGCAGACCGGTGCAACGCACGTCCAATGGCGGTATGCGGGTGATGCAGTGTGGGTTGATCTCGTCGCACTCAGCGACATCACCGGACCCGCTGGGGCCGACGGCGACGCGGCAGACACGGCTGCTCACATCCACGCCGCCACCAGCAAAGCCACCCCAGTCGATGCCGACGAGATAGGCATCGTTGACAGCGCAGCATCCAACGCCCTGAAGAAGCTCACCTGGGCAAACCTCAAGGCAACGCTGCTGACCTTCGTAGCCGCTGGCACGGGTGCGGTGACTCGCACCCTGCAGAACAAAGCCAGGGAGTGGGTCAGCGTGAAGGATTTCGGAGGTGTCGGAGATGGGATGGCGGATGATCGTGCGGCTATTGTCGCTACCCAAGCTATTGGCAAGGGGATAGTGTTTCCGGCCGGTGTATACCGGATTGCTTCAAACCTGACGATCTCTGGTCCAATTATCTTTTGTCCAGGGGCTACGATTAAACCTGATGCTGGAGTTGTTGTTACCATCGCCGGCCCAGTGTCAGCGGATGAGTTCAAGATTTTTGATGCGACTCTAGGATCGTTCAGTCTTACCGTGCACAGGGCCAAACTGTCCTGGTTCGGAGTTAGTTCTGCAGCCACGGCGGCAGACAACACTACGGCGTTCAACGCCGCACACTCCGCATGTCCGTCGGACGGAATAGAGCTGTATTTTCCTTCCGGGCAGATTCATTCCAATAGCTTTGTCGTCACGAAGGGCGGGGTGATTCTTGTAGGCCACCGGACGACGACATGGCTTGTCAACAACACCACGAACAAGCCGTGCGTTGACATCGAAGGTGCTTCGCCAATTTACTGGAACGAAGTGCATCGGTTGCGGATCGCGCAGGCCAGCGGCGTTACTCCGGTTGCTGGGAATTGCGGCGTTCGCATGCGCAACACCTCCACGACCAAGATCACAGAAATTTCGTGCTTCAACTACCCTGCACCGCTGTACGAGGGGTTCGTGTTTAAAGGAGCGAGCATGAACCACCTCGACACGCTTTATGCAACAGGGTGTCTGTCAAATGCATACCGATGGGAAGAATTAAGCGGTGCGAACTGTGTTGACAACGAAGCGCGCGGGCTTGTCGCTATCGCCAACTTGGGCACAGGATTTATTTTCTCTGGATGTGAAGGTTTTTATGGATATAACCTTAGCGCCTACGACAACGCCGTCGGAGTCAGATTTACATCTGGTTCGTACACGAACAAAAATATTTTCTTAGAGTCGTGCGTCGCAGACATGAGCGCGTCGTTCAACTGGCTCGTGGAAAAGCTGCACAGCAGTGTGTTCACCAACATCTGGGGCTGCACGCAGAAAAGCGCAGCGGTAAACACCTTTGCTTCTGGCTTGTACATTTCCAGTGCCGACTGCTACGACATCGGTGTCACCAACTCGCAGTTTTTCTACAACAACTCCCACGGTGCGGTGCTGACCGGCGGGGCTACAAACATTCGGTTTACAAGCTGCTTGTTTGGCGGTGCCCAAGGCAATGGGCGGGCGGGCACAGGCTCTGGGTTGCACATTGAGTTGTGCAGCGACGTGGTCGTTACAGGCTGTCGTTCGCGTGGAAACGCGAGCAACGGCGTAAATATCGCTACGACGGCATCCAGCTATATCTTGGTGACGGCTTGCAACCTCCGCGGCAACACGGGGGCATCTTTGGCAAACACTTCGACGGGCGCAGGGCATTCGACCACAGGCAACATCACCTGACGGGCACGAGCTGTAACCACGCGAAACCAGCCCGCAGTCCGATAGCGCTTTTTCCGACGACAATCGCCACCCATGCGACATCTAGACCCCACTGCGGCCTTCACCGTACTGCTGGCCTCCATCTTTGGGGCGCAGCTAAGCGCGGTGATCGGTCCATACGCCGTCATCATCCTTGCAGCTACCACGGGGGCTGGCTGGGGTCTGGGACGCTGCCCGCCTATGACCCGCGCGCAGGGTCTTTGGTACTTTTTGAAACTCAACTGCACGGCATTGCTGGTTACAGTACCGATAGCGTCTGGCGTGCAATATACACTCGGTTGGCAGGATGCCAACTGGCTCTTGGTACCTGTTGGCCTATTGGTTGGCGGTGTCGGGAATAGTTGGCCGAAAGTCGGAGAATGGTTCGTTGGCTGGCTTGGACGCTTGCTGGAGAAGCGAACCGGCACAGAGCAACCTCCGAAAATGGATGATTGACATGAGCTACCAGGTCTGGGCACTGCTGAACACGGTCATCTGCGGGGCGATCATGGTCGTTTGTATCTGCCGTTTGTCGGTCATGCATGCGGGCATTCGGAAACTTGTCAGGTTGAAATACACCATGCTCTTATCTGGAGCCTGTGCCTACGGATTTCAGCCGTTCATCTTCGGCACCTGGCCCACCCCAGCAGGGATGTGGTTTGCAGGAACCGTCTTCGTCGGTCTGCTTTGCAGCTCACACCGCTGGCGCCGCGCAGCCCCCGTTGAGACCGAAACACGCCCCGCTGAACTGGTCTGAGAGCGTCGTCCGAAATTGTGCCGCAGAGGTGAATAACGCAGGGATCAACACAATGCGCAGCATTCAGCAAAGGAATGCGCATGCGCCCCTGTTTCACATTCACAGCCAAGGCGGGTAAAAAGCCCGCAGTCTTGGCACTCGACGAGGAAATCGGCTTCTGGGGCACCCAGGCCAAAGATTTCCGTGCCCAACTGGATTCCGTCGAAGGCAACGAACTGGTCGTAGAGATCAACTCGGTCGGCGGTGATGTGATGGCCGGTCTCGGCATCTACAACATGCTGCGCTTGTGGGCCAAGGACGGCAAGACCGTAACGACCCGCGTGACCGGCGTGGCCGCCAGCATCGCGTCGATCATCGCCCTCGCAGGCGACAAGCGCGAGATGCCCAAAAACACGTTCGCCATGGTGCACCAGGCTTCGACGTTCGCAGTTGGCACCGCCGACGACATGCGCGACGCGGCTGACACACTGGACAAGGTGGACGGCTCGCTGCGCGGCATCTACATGGACCGCATGGGTGTGGACGAGACCAAGGCCAAGGAGATCATGGCGAAGGACACGTGGCTGACGGCCGACGAGTCCATGGACTTGGGCTTTGCCACCACACTGATCGAAGACATCAAGGCCACCGCCAAGTTCGATCTGGTCCGCGCCGCGCTGCCCGACAACGTGGCCGCGATCTTCAAGGCGGAAGCCGACCTGGAGCAGAAGCCCGAGGGCGATGACGAACCTCCGGCTGACCCGGGCGAACCTGAAGTCCCGGACACCCCTGTCGCCAAGCAGATCGAGGCTCTGGCAAACACCGCTGGCCTGCAAGCCCACGCTGCGACGTTCGCAGTGGCTTGCGCCTCGGTGGACGAAGCCAAGACCCGCATCACTGCGGCCAAGGAAATTGTGGCGCTCTGCGCCGTTGCCAAGCGCCCAGATGATGCAGGACAGGCCATCCGCGCGAACAAGTCCGTAGCGGACGTGCGCGCGTCGTTGATTCAGGCAATGGCCGAGGCCGATGAGCACACCAACAACGCGCCCCCAGCGCGTGGTTCCCAAACCGCCGGCCAGCCCGGGGTGTTGTCGGCGAAAGCCGTCTACGAAAAGCGTGCGGCACGCAAGCAAAACTCTCGCAAAGGAAACTGACCATGGCAACCTCTCTCATCTCCACGCCGCGCGTTAAGGCGGTCATCATCTCGGAAGCGTCGAACCAGCGCAGCCGTGAAAACATCGTCGTGACGCAGACCGGCGATGCCGTTGTGTCCGGCCAGGTGATCACCCAGACGGGCGACGCGGCTGCTACCGGCACCGCAACGGCCAACGCTGGCAACACAGGTAACCCCACTTTCGGCGCAATCGCTGTCGGCGCGGCCGGCAAACCCGGCACCTACCAGGTGACGTTCACAGCGGCCACCAAGTTCGACGTGGAAGACCCCGACGGTGTGAAAATCGGCACCGGCACCACAGGCGTCGCCTTCAGCAAGTCTGGTGTTGGCTTCACGCTGACCGCTGGTGCGACCCCCGCAGTGGCCGGTGACGGTTTCACCATCGCAGTGGCTGCAGGCTCCGGCAAGTACGGCGTCTACACCGCGAACGGCGCTGCAGGCCCAGCCGCTGGCGTGCTCTACAACTGGCTGCCCGCCGCGACTGGCGATGCCAAGGCCGTTGCCTTCGTGCGCGACGCCGAACTGACCCGCTTCGAGCTGACCGGCCTTGACGCTGCTGCTGAAGCAGACCTCAAGAAGCTCGGCTTGATCGTGCGCGGTACGGCCGGCCTGCCCACCGTTTCCACCCCGGCTCTCTGAGCCTTTTACCTCTCGACTCAGGAGCACAAGAAACATGGCAACTCTCGACATTTTCCAGGACGATGCGTTCAGCGTCACGTCCTTGTCCCAAACCATCACGGACATCCCCGACGTGCCCACGAAACTGGGCGACAAGGGTCTGTTCCAGGAAGAGGGTATTTCCACCCTGAGCTTCATGATCGAACGCCAAGGTTCGAGCATCAAGCTGCTGCCCACGGCCCCACGCGGTGGTGTGCGCGAGCCCGTGGCCCTCGGCCCGCGCAAGTTGATCCCGCTGATGGCAATGCACATCCCCGCCACTTTCTCGGTCTTGGCCGATGAAGTACAGGGCATCCGCGCCTACGGCAGCGAGACGGAAGTCGAGCAGGCCAGCACCCTGGTGCAGCGCAAGATGAACGTGGTGCGCGCATCCATGGACCTGACCCACGAACACATGCGCGTCGGCGCGCTCAAGGGTCAAGTCAAGGACGCCAACGGCGACACCCTGTTGGACGTGTACGACGCCTTCGGCATGGCGCAACAGACTCAGTTCTGGAACATCGCCGTGGCCGCCAACGGTGACCCCAAGGCTTCGATCATCACACTGAAGTCGATGATTCGCGCCAAGATGGGGGGTCGCTCCTTCGGGCGCATCCGCGTGATCTGCTCGCTAGGCTTCTTCACCGCCCTTGTGCAGAACACCAAGATGATCAAGGCATGGGAACTGTGGAACCAAGGCGCCTACCTCCGCGCAGACCAGGTGAACGGCGGGGACTTCGAGTTTGCGGGTGTGGTCTTCGAGGTATATGACGGCGGCACCTCGGCGGGTGACTTCATTGAAGACGGCATCGCATACGCCTACCCCGAAGGCGTGCCGGGCATGTTCCAGTCCAAGTTCGCACCTGCGGACTACATGGAAACCGTGAACACGCAGGGCCTGCCGTTCTACGCCAAGATGGAGCCGATGACCTTCAACAAGGGCGTGATCGGCGAGGCGCAGTCGAACCCCATCCACTTCAACTCGTTGCCCGAGGCAGTCATCAAGCTGTCTATGGCCGCGAGCTAAATGGCAAGCGTCTTCGGGCGCATGACGGAGAGCGTCCTTTCCCTGCTGGGCGAGGACGCTCTTTTGCGTGGTGCGGTCCCCTGCAAGGCCAACATCGAACACGACGTGCAACTCGTCGGCATGGACGCCGAGCGCGCACAGAGCCGGGGCGACCTGGTGACCAACAGCGACGTGATTACGCTCGCCAAACGGCACAACCCCAAGGGCGGGGACTCGCTGAAATTCACAGGCACGGGGCCTCACACCGGACGCTCGTTCCGGCTGGAGACGATGATCGAGGACAACGGCTACTCGCGCCGCTACATCGTCATTGAGACGACGGTGCCCTGACCATGGCGCGCAGCAACACAGCTAACGTGAAGTTCGACGTTCAGGAAGTCGAGCGTCTGGCGAAAGACCTCTCCAAACTTTCGGGGGAGGAAATTGGGAAAGCGTCTGTCACGGCGCTGAACGAGGTTATCGACCGGACGTATGAGTTGTCACGGGACAAGATGATCTCCGGTATCAACCTGAGCGACGACTACTTGCGGCGGCGCATGACAGTCGCTTCCGCAACCCCTGCAAAACCCGTGGCGTCGATCACGGCCAGCGGTGCGCGCAAGGCCATGAGCGTGCTCGGTCGTTTTGACGCCAAGCCGGTGCTCGTAGCGAACAAGAAAAAAACCAACACCGGGATGGTCGGGCCGCGCAAGTTACCCTTTCCGGCTGGGCAGCGGCAGGCAGGTGTAACCGTTGAGGTGACCCGGGGGGACGTCAGCGACGGTTTCGTGCCGCGTGGTTTCCTGCTTCCGTTGAAAAAGGGCACCGAAGCTGGGGGTAATGGACTCGGTGTGTTCGCGCGCACGAAAGAAGGCAAGCTGCGTCACCGCTACGGGCCGTCCGTCTATCAACTTTTCGCCTACCAGGTCGAGCACATCCTGAACGACGTGACCGACGACTTGGAAGACACGCTCACCGAGCAGGTCGCGTTGGCGATGCAGAAAGCCATTGAACCATGACCGCCAACCCCAGCATCTTCAAGAAGTCCTCTGACATCGCCGAGTACCTAACCACGGTGTTGCAGGGCATCCGTGTCGCCAACGGCTACAAGACCGACCTCGGCACCACGGTGTACCGGGGCCGCCTGAAGCACGACGAGGACCGCGTGCCCTACGCCGTGCTCATCGAGGGGGAGGATCGCCCAGGTGAGACCGGCGACCAGAAGGACGTGATGATCGTGCAGGATTTCGTGCTCGGCGCCTACGTGTTCTGCAACGTGGACAACCCGAACGACGCCGCGCACGACGCGATCAAGGACATCAAGAAGGCGGTGTTCAGCAGCGATCTCGCACGCAAGCAGATGGCCGGTGCGCGCGGCGGAAACGGTCGGGTCAAGAACCTGGAATACAAAGGCAAGGACATTGGCCCCCGCGCCGACGGCAAGAACATCGTGTTCGCCGTGGTGCATATCACTGTGACGTTCGCCGAGAACCTGCTGGACGCCTGAGTCCGAAATTGTGCCGCAGAGGTCGAACTGCCCTGCGCGATGACACTGCGAGCGTTCTGTAATCTGATCTTGCCGCCGTTGCGGCAATTCTCAAGGAGTTAGCAACATGGCAGCACGATCCTTCCTGGGTGCCGGGGACGTTTTTTTTAACCGCATGGTTGACGGTGTGAAGCAGGGCGTGGTTGGCCCCATCTACGCCGACAGCCTTTCGATCACCCCCAGCGTTGAAACCGTTCAGGCGACCAGCAAGGGTCGCTACGACTACGGTCAGGTTCTGGAGTCGGTGAACATCGCACAGCCGTCCGAGTTCTCCATGGCGCTGAAGGAAGTTACCGGCGACATCCTGACCATGGCCTTCCTCGGCACCTCCGCTGCGTTCAGCGAAGCGTCCGGCACCCTGACCGACTACGACCTGACGGTCAGCAAAGTCGGCACATGGCTGCCCCTCGGTAAGAAGAACTTCGCCGCGTTGGTCACTGTCGAGGACGCAGCCACGGGCGGCAACACACTGATCGAAGGCACCGACTACAAGCTGAACCGCCCCCTGGGTTGGTTCATGGCGTTGCCCGGAGGCGCCATCGACCCGGCAGACCATGTGTTCATCACGGGTGCGTACAGCGCCGCCACGGGGACGCTGGTGAAGGGTTCCACCCGCACCGAAGTGCGCGTCGAAATCACCTTCGACGGGATCAACCAAGCCGACGGTACGCAGTGCACCGCCACCATCTGGGAAGCCGTGTTGGCACCGGATTCCGAGTTTGACTTCCTGGCCGACGAGTTCGGCACGGTAAATCTGACCGGCACGCTGAAGACGCCGATCGGCAAGGATGCTCCGTACGAGGTGCTTATCCAAGACCCCGTGGCCTAAGCACTGAAGGTGTGGCGGGCCCGCCCGCAGCCCAAACCCGCCACGCTGAACAGGCTTGGCGGGTTTTGTTTTTCTAGGACCACAACATGGCAAGCACAAGCTCTCGGGACGTAACCCTCAAACTGAGCGTTGAGACTCTTGGCGAAGACGGCATCAAGGAACTGCAGAAGGCGGTCGAAGCCCTCGGGCGCGACGGCGGGGCTGCAGCGCCTGAGTTCCAGAAGCTCGCCGACGAGATCGGCCGCCTGGGCGAGCAGAGCCAAGCGTTGACCACGTTCCGGGAACTGAGCGAGGAAACCGACAAGCTGGCCGCGCGCCAGGCGGACGCTGCTGCTAGCGCCACGCAGATGGCCGAGCGGCTGGAGGTGTTGCGCGATGCCACTGCTAAGGCCACACAACGGCAGAGCGAGGCCAACGCCGAGTTGTTGAAGGGGCAGCGCACCCAAGCGGAGGCCACGGCCGCCCTGCGACTCCTGAAGGCCGAGTACGACGCGGCAGGGAAGAACACTGCAGCCTACCGCGACAAACTGGCCGATGCGGTCAAAACCCAGAACGCAGCAAACGTCGAACTCGTAACGCTGCGCGCCAACCAGAAGGCGGCCAACGCAGAGGCCAGCCAAGCCGAGGCTGCGCAGAGCAAACTGGAGACCCAATACAAGAAGAGCGCAGCCCAGGTCGAGCGCCTGGACACGGCCCTGAGCAAGCAAAACGACGCGCTGCGCGAGGCCGCTACCGCAGCCGAGGCGCTAGGTGTGTCTACTGCCGACGTGGCGACTGCCGAGGGTAAGTTGTTGGCCGTCTTCAACGCAGGCGTGGCGACGGTCAATGCGCGCACGCAGGCCGTCCGGGAGACCGCAGAGGCTGACCGCCTGCTCGCCATCGAAGAGAAGGCGATGGCCGACCTGCTGGCACGTGGGCAAGCAGCGCTGCAGGCCGAAACGCTGGCCCAGCGCGATGCGGCACGGGCCACGGAGCAGTACGCAGCCACCAAGCGCGAAGCGGCTGCGACCAACGACGCCTGGCAGAAAGAGGCCGAGACGCTGGTGAACGCCGCGCACGCCGCACAGCAACTGGCCCGCGAGACTGAGATTCTGGCTGCGGCCCAGCGCGAACTCGCCAACCAGAACGCCTTCGAGAAGCAGGCCACCGGAGCGCAGAAGCTGCTGCAGGCTGCCCAGTACGTCAAGTTCTGGGAGAACGCGCTGGAGCAGGCCGAGACCCAGGTCAAGCAGACAGCTGACGAAGCCCAGAAGGCCGCCCAGCGCATCGACAACGCCTTCGGCACGCTCGGCGTGCGCTCGGTGCAGGCCGTCCAGCAGGAGATTGCCGAGACCCGCGCAGCGATGGCAACGTTGGCCGCTACAGCAGGGCAGACCGGCTCGCAACTCTCCGGCGCCTTCGCAGCCGGTGAGAACAAGATCAAGGTGTTGGAGCGGGAAATCCGCGAACTGAGCGGCACGCTGACGTTCGCCGACAAGACGGCCAACCTGTTCCGCAACTCGATGGGGCAGATTGCAGCAGGTAACCTGATCGCCGACGCCGTGGGCGCGATGGTCGAGAAGGTCAAGGACTTGGCTAAGCAGTTCGTTGCCTCCATCGTCCAACTCGACACGTTCCGCCGCGCGCTGAACGCCGTCTATAAGGACTCGAACACCACGGCCAGCCAACTGGAGTTTCTGCGCAAGGCGGCAGGCGACAGCGGCGTGGCGGTCGGAGGGCTGAGTTCTTCGTTCGTAAAGTTCTCCGCATCCATGAAATCGGCCAACGTGCCGGTGGAGCAGAGCAACGCGCTGTTCGCCTCGCTGACCCGTGCAGCAGGATCGCTGGGCCTCGGCGCTGAACGCACCTCGCTGGCGCTGGATGCCCTGAGCCAGATTGCCAGCAAGGGGGTTGTCAGCATGGAAGAGCTGCGTCAGCAGCTCGGCGACAGCCTGCCAGGCGCGTTGAGCCTGACCGCCAAGGGTCTCGGGATCACCGACGCCGAGTTGGTGAAGCTGGTCGAGTCCGGCAACTTGGCGGCGCGCGACTTCTTCCCCGCTTTCACCAAGGGACTGCGTGAACTGCACGGCGAAACCGAAGGCTTGGTGCCCACATGGGAGAGACTGAAGAACGCCTTCACGCTGGCCGCCCAGAATGCCGGTGATGCCGGGTGGCTGGAAATCCTAACCATGGGGTTGCGCGGCCTGGGCCTAGCGGCGGGATCGGTACTGCTCCCGCTCAATGCCCTGTTTGAACTAATGGCGGGCCTGATCCGGTCTGGGGGAGCCTTGGCCGCAGCCATTGTCACATGGACAAACCCCATGGAGGCTTTGAGTGAAATTTGGGGACAAGCTGCGGATCGCCAGTCCAAGTTGACCGAGGCTTTCGACGCGACGATCAAGGGGGTTGCGCAGACAAGTGCCGCCACGACGCAACTCACATCGAAAGTCCAAGAGACCATCACCTCGACCGACGGCCTTACCAACAGCCAGAAGATCGCCGCCGTGGCCGCGAAGCTGAACGGCGACGCAACACTCGATGCAGCAGCCAAATACGTGCAGCTCTCCATTGCCTCGGCCACGCTGATAAAGCAGCAGGAGAACGAGACGCTGAACCTTGAACGGGTGGCAAAAGCCCGAAAAGAGGAAGGCGAGACGCTGATCGCGCTAGCGAAGCTACGCGGAGATGAGCAGGGCATTCTGGAGGCAACAAGTCAAGCCGCTGAAGAGTACGCGGCGGCCAGCGCTCGTGTTGCTGCATCAAAGCAGGAAGAACTGAGAATCCTTGAGCAACAGTTGATAGCCAAGGAGAAGGACCTTGCTCAGACCACGCTGTCTACCGACCAGAAGGAAAAAGAAACCGAGAAACTGCGCGAACTCATCAAGACCAAACAGTCCGAGGTTGAACAGACCAAAGCTGCCACAGATGCGGCAAAACAAGAGGTGGCTGCACGACGCCTCGCGGTGGAAATGTATGGAAATCAATCAGCCAAGATGGCTGAATTCCGTGCTGAGATGGATCGGCTCACCCTCGTCTTGCAAGAGTACGAAAAGCTCAACATCAACGGGAAGAAGACTGACGAGGAAGTCGCGGCGGTGCGCCAGAAACTGGCGGAGATCACGGCCAAGTACAAAGACACCGTGAATGACTTGGCACGGAACCTGCGCCTGCAAGCGGCAGAAGAAGTCGCTACGCTGAAGACCAAGCAGGCTTCGCTCTCCGTGGACATTCAGATCGCACAGGCAAGTGCCAACATTGCTCGCCTTCGCGGAGATAACACTAAGGCGATGCAGTTGGAGCGCGAGGCAATGGCGAAGCAGATCGAGGTCGCCAAGATCAAGATCGAGATCGACCGGGTACAGGCGCAACTCCAGATCAAACTTCTCGAAAACGAGAAGTTAAAGCTCAAAGCCAGTGACGCTAACTACAAACTGTTGGTGCAGGAGATTGATCTAAAAATAAAACTGCAGAAGGCAACCATCACCGAACTAGACGGTGCGGACAAACTCATCCGACTGAAAGAGGAAGAGAACCGCTTGCGGCAACGGGCCACCAACGGTCTCGGAGGTGAGGCCACAGCCAGAAGCAGTGTCACAGAGGCCAGTGAAAAACAAGCCGACGCCATGGCGAAGATGCTGATGCAGTACACGATGAGCGCCGACTACAGCGAGCGACAAATCGCCTTGCTGGAGCGCGAGGCTGCGGCGGCAGAGAAGGCTGCGGAGGCAAAGCGCAAATACTGGAACGTGGACAAGGAAGGGTACTCCCTGAACACCGCAGGCGAGCGTGTGATGGCCGGGGAAACCCAAGATCAAGTTGATCGTGACATCGCGCAACGCTACGGCGCCGAAAACGTAGGTAACGCCGACGCGCAGCGTGCACGCCAGTTGCGGACGCTCGCCAAGTTGCGCAGCATCGGCAACGGCCTTGTAACGCAACCAGGATTGAGTGCAGATGAGCGCCGAGAACTGGATGAATTGGAAGCCAAGTTGTTCAATACCGACCCACGCGCGGGGGGTACAAACAGTGGCGGTAGCGCCCCATCCGCACCTTCGGCGCCTACAGGCGGTCGTTCTGGTGGATCAGGCGTCAGCGGTGGCACCAAGACCGTTACCGTGAACATCAACGGACGAAATTTCGGAAGCGTTAGCGATCTGAACGACACCCAAGCAAACCAGCTAGTCGGCGTCCTGCGCCAACTTGAAACCTTCCGAGGAACTGCGCAATGAGCTTAACCCTGGCCGACAGCGGCACAACGCTGACCCTGAACCCCGACCTCTACTGGTCAGATGAGCACAACTGGAGCCCGGTACAGCAGGGGGTCAATCCGTCCATTACCGGGGTGCCGATTGTCCAGGCGGCAGCAATGGTAACGGGGCGCCCCATCACGCTGGAGCCGATTGACGACGAGGCGGCGTGGATGACTCTCGCCGATGTCACGGCTTTGCGAAATTGGGCCGCAGTACCCGGCAAAACCATGACTCTTACACTTCGCGGCGTAGCTCGGACGGTCATCTTCCGACACCAGGACGGAGGTTTTGAGGCCCGTCCGGTGATCCAGTTTCGGGACGGACATGAACTGCCTGCCGACTTCTACCTCTGCACTATTCGCCTCATGGAGATTTAAGACGTGGCTATTCTCTCTGGCGATTTGAAACTCGTAGAGTCCCAAACGATGGAGGACGTGCCCGAAGGCGGCGGGGGGCCAACGGCCAACGTCGTCGTGGATGGTGCCAGCAACAACATCTTCCCGGACATCTCGGAACTCGACCGCGCAGGTGGTCGGGTCAACTTGCGCAAGGTGGTCGTACACGTCCAGACGGACAACCGCGACACCTTCCTCGGCGGAAATTTCATCGTCGCCGAACCCCCAAACGATCCGAACGTCAGCATCACGGTGTTCTCGACGGGGGAGACATTCGACCAAAGGAGTGACGCTGCTGACCGCATCGAGCAGTATTTGGTAAAGGGGCCTACGTGGAACGGGTATCTGCTCGAAAACCACGTTGCAGGGCAGCGGTCGATCCAGTTGTTCCAGCGTCCCGGTGTTGCGCCGCCAGCTATCGGAAGAACCCTCGCACTTGTCTATCACGAGGACTTGGTTGACGAAGTGGTGCAGTACGTTCGAGTCACCAATGTCGAGAGCACCACGGGCCGCTACTCTGACTCGCTATCCCAGCAGTACGGCGACTTCGACGCCGTGGTGGTCACCTGTGACATTTCGGACAGCCTGCGCACTGCTTTTGCGGGTTCCCCACCGAGCCGGTATTACACCGCAGCCGCAGGAAAATCTTTGGTGCGAGACACTACGGTTGCCGACGCAGGCAGTTATCACGGAGTGGTACCGCTCACGACGAGTGCAGCACTGGGGGACACGTCCGTGGCTGTAGAGAGCGTGTACACACAGCTTGTCCCCAGCGCACGCACAGAGACCATTGCTGTGGATCAGCGCCCAGGAGGGCAGCGGTCGCTCGTTCTGGCAACCTCGCCACGCCTGATTGAAGTTGGTGTGACGCCTCACAGTCTGCGCATCCGTGTCGGGCAGGAAAATCGTGGATTCTCTTGGGTTCAGATTCTCAAACCTCTGCCTGCACCCAACACGTTGGTCATAAGCTACCGAGCTCTCGGTACGTGGTACACGGTGCAGGATGACGGCGCGGGCGTACTAACCGGCGCGGGGGTTGGGACAGTAAATTACACAAACGGTAGCGTAGCGCTGACCACGCCTGCCTTACCAGATGTTGGGTCTACCATCGTTTACTCGTGGGGGGAGCGTACGGCGTTCACAAGCCGTAGCGGGGGTGTGGGGTATCGCACGCCAGAATTCGCGTGGGCGTTGACACACAAGTCAATCAAGCCGACCACGGTATCTATCGCATGGCAATCTGGTGGTGTAACCAAGAGCGTTACGGATAATGGCACTGGAAGTCTGACGGGGGACGGTTTCGGGGAAATCAATTACGCCACAGGCGAGGTTTTCCTGCGACCCGCGCACATGATCGACGCTGGCGGAGAATTCAGTTCCACATACACATACACCAACCAGGAAACGCGCCACTTCACTGGACTGTCGCCAGATGCAGGCGGTTTTGTCAGCATCGACTTGGGGGAACCAGTGGCGGCACGCAGCGTGACAGTCCGCTGGGTGACGGTCCGCAACGTGAGCAGCAGCAGTGGTAGCACAGAGGCTGTCACGCAAACCGTAACGTCGAGCAACTTTAGCATTGTTGGAAAAGGTACCGCTGGGGGGTATTACCTGTATGCAAATGGCGTCGAAGCGGGAGGACAGTTCGAGCCTGGCGCCAACGTGGAATTCAAAGTCGGCGTTCCCGCACCGGCCAATAACGGAACATACACATGGGAAATTTTCAGCGCGAGGCGGGTTGACACAGGAGCCTCCGTTGCTACGAACACGATCTTGGGTTCCGGTGCTACGAGCGGAACGGTGGAAGTCACTTCGCACACAGGAACCGGCGCTGAGGTTGCCTGCTGGGGAAAGTTTACGGTGACACTCGCAGCACTTACCGAGAAAGTGCAGTTCTCTGTTCGCGTAAAGAACGGCGCCGACACCATTGTGGCTATCGCCGACAAGATACTTGTGTTCCCGACACCTGACGTATCGGTGGTTTACCCACCGGCACCCGCAGACGTTCTGCGCAGCACCGACGGCGTATACGCATCCCCAGGCATGAGATTGGGAGGTGTCCGACATGACACTGGGGTGTCGGTATATGTGGCCTGTCTCCCACTTTACGACACAACGTATGGCTGGTGTTATGACCAACCGGCTTACGGGGGGGTGGGGCAAGTTTGGACGGCAGAGGAACTGACCGCCGGATCGAAAACGATGACCAGTGAGCGAGGGGTCAGCACCGCCTACGCCCTGTGGACCTGAGAGGTGAATAAAAATGGCAGTTGGTGAATCCGGCGTTGACTTCTTCAAGACGCCTGTCTATCGGTATCTCGGGCCTGGCATACCTGTGTCCCCGCCCGTGTTTCCGCCCCCGCCGGTGGTCAAGCCACCTGCGCCCGATGTAACAAGCGGGCCTCAGGCCACCACCACGTTCCCGGTTCGTACGGTTCGTACAGACGGAAGTACGAAGACCGAAACCAGCTACAGAACTACGAAGACACAAGAAACCGTAGTGCATACCGTTACGGACAATGGCTCCGGCAGTCTCGGCTCCTGGGGAACTGTGACCTACGCTACGGGTATTTTGTCGGTAAAGTTGGTGACGTTGAACAGCACCACGGACGGATACAAGAGCGATTACGAAGACAGTGCTGCGTTTGAGACGCCAGGCGGAGGTACGTCTTCTGGTAACGATTCTGTAAAGGGTGGCGAGTACCTCGACAACACCATGAGTGAGGAAATCTTGGCCGCGAGCACGGTTAGCGTGGAATACGCAACGGGTACGGCCACGGAAATCGTCAACACCGCCAGCTATAAACCACCGGAAGTCACCATTGATCTCTGTCCGTACACCAGCGATTACGTGGTGCCGGGAAGCGTTCGCTTCACTTGGATGGGTCACACGTATGAAGACTATGCAGGGGTTTTGATCCGCGACAGGTCGGTTGACGAGGTTGGATTTCGCGCCGGGCAAATGAACTACACGACCGGTGTTGCAACGGTCACAGACTACGTGGTTGGTGGCTCGGTATCTAGTTTCAACCTTGACAGTCTGTGGACGATCCGGCAGAACTGGAATACCGCCAGCATCTTCATGCGGACACAAGCTGCTCCACTCAAACCCTCCGGTTTCGTGATGAACTTGACCGACGCGCAAGGCAACGACATTACCGCTGCGGCGGGCATCGACGGCGTTATCTCCGGCACGCACCTGCGAGGGCGCATCGAGTATGAAACCGGCTCTGTCGAACTGCAATTTGGCGACTACGTGCTTGATAGTAGCCTGACTGACGAGCAAAAGTCCGAGTGGTGGTATGACGCGGACGATGTAGGTGCCGTTGAAGCCCTGAAAATCTGGCGCCCATGGCCGGTTGACCCGACCACCCTGCGGTACAACTCGGTGGCGTATTTTTACCTACCACTGGACGCGAGCATCTTAGGTCTTGACCCTGTGCGTCTGCCACAAGACGGTCGTGTTCCAATCTTCCGTCCAGGTGGTTTTGCTGTTGTCGGCCACACGGCCACCACCGCCCCCGCGACAGTCGGCAACGGGCAGACCATCGATCTTGCCCGTGAACGCATCTCCAGACTGCGGGTGATCGGTGCCGACGGTGTGACGATCAATACCGGATACACGACAGACCTTGAGGCTGGCACGGTGACCTTTACCGATGTCTCAGGGTACTCGCAACCAGTGAGCATAGAGCACCGCATCGAGGACATGGCGCAGGTATCAGATGTGCAGATCACAGGCGCATTAGGGTTCACACGTCAACTGACCCATGATTTTCCAGCCCCTGGAAGCTACGTGTCCGGAGCGCTTGTCGCGGGTGACCTGCGCAGCCGCAACTCGCTGTTGTTCGATCAAGCATCGTGGGACGGTACGACATGGTTGGACTCCGTTTCTGGCGCTGCCGCCACGGGCACCTACAACACCACAGTAGCACCTGTGCAAGTGACCAACGAAGGCGCAGTGACAGAGCGCTGGGCGCTGCGGTTCACCAGCACGACTGGCGGGCAGATCATCGGCGAGCACGTCGGTGTGATCGACGTGTTCAGCATCAACACCACCACCGCGCCGATCAACCCGGCCACCGGCACTCCGTACTTCACGCTGCTCGAAACCGGCTGGGGTGTCGGATGGTCGGTGGGCAACATCCTGCGGTTGAACACCGTCGGCGCGCAGTTCCCGGTGTGGGTTGTCCGCACTATCCAGCAAGGCCCCGAGGCCGGTATTGACTATTCCTTCTCGTTGCTCACCCGTGGCGACGTGGATCGCCCGTAAAGGACTGACATGGCTTCTCCTGTTGACACTTCCGTCAAATTCTTCACCGATGAAATGGCGGGAGCACCCGTCGTGAGCGGCACCGCTGGTGCCCTCATCGCCGCGCTTGACGCATGTCTGGTGGACGGCTTTGGGTCCAAGACGGCCACCAGCGTGACGGTTGCCGGTGGTATCGCCACAGTAGCTTTTGCGGGCGGCGCGAGCGCGGCCACCGCGCAGGCCGTGATCTTGGTGGCCGGTGCCACCGGCGCATGGACGGACCTGAACGGCGAGCAGAAGGTGCTGACCGTCAGCAGCGCGACCGTCACCTTCGCCACCGCACTGGCCGACGGCACGGCCTCTGGCACGATCAGCTTCAAGATGGCGCCGCTCGGCTGGACGAAGGTCTACAGCGGCACGAACAAGGCCGTCTACAAGCCGTCGGCGGTGGAAGCGAGCAGCGCCCTGCTGCGGGTGGACGACACCGGCACCACGTCGGCTCGCGTGCGGATGTATGAGAGCATGACCGACATCGACACCGGTACGAACCCAGCGCCGACCGATGCCAAGGTCAGCGGTGGGCTGTACTGGTGGAAGTCCGATGCCGCCAGCGGTGCGGCCCGTCGATACACCATCTACGGTGATTCGCGGAACGTGTATGTCGGTCTCGCACCGTACACCGCCAACACCCACAACATCTTCGCGTTCGGCGACCTCGACTCGTACAAGAGCGGCGATGCCTATTGCGGGTTCATTTGTGGGGCAGACACGGTTATCGGCGGTTCCTCACTTGGCAATCTGTTGAGTCAGGGCTCGGAAAACATCGTGACGATGCAACTCATGCGGTCACATACGGGCATCGGCGTGGCCGTAACAGCGTTTAGGCGCGCGGTGTGCGGGACCAACGGTGGCGGGTCCGGGGCTGACCCGCGAATGGGTGTTTTCCCCGCACTTAGCAACAACGGGTTGTTTCTGTCACGCATGGTTGCTGGGCAGCAGCCGTTCAGCACCACGGGGCCTCGGGGCTTGTTCCCCGGCATCTTTTATGTGCCGCAGAGCGGTACGGGGGGCGGCGTGTTCCCACGCGGCACCATCGTGGACGGAACGGGCGAATATGCAGGCAAGAAAATCTACACCGTGCCACAAACGAGCAACCCCCCGAACACGGAAACCGATGACTACGCTTCGTTCTTCGACGTGACCGGCCCGTGGAGGGCGTAAGCCATGACGGTCGCGCGTTATTGGCGGTGCACTTTCGTTGTGGGCGGTACATCACCGCTGTCTGTGCGGGAGATGGCGTTTCTTGACTCTCTCGGCGCCGACTTGTCAACGGGAGGAACAGCGAGTGCGTCGTCGTTCAACACAGGTTTCGTCACCCCGGACAAGGCATTCGACAAGGACCTCGGTACGCAGTGGACGAATGCGTCGTCTGACATTGTTCCTCATCTGATATACGACCACGGCTCTTCCGTCGATGTGGCGCAGATCAGAATAAATCTCGGCTCTCTAGGTAGCTTCTTGGCGTCGGATAGCAACATCCGATGGTCTGTGTCCGATGACGGAACAACGTGGAGTCGCCCAGCTCCGGTGCGCTTGGTTTCGGGCACCATCGCCGCCAACACCGAGGCCACCTATGACCTGATTCAGCACGCAGACCTAACGTTCCACGGGCTTGGGAGCACCTTCCTGCCGTTCGCCGGTTCTGCACTTCCAAGTGGTATGCCGACGACGTTCCTAATGGACGCCACCGCACCGTACCGCGACATGGAGTTCGCCGGTGCGGGCGTCATCTCCGGGACCGTCAAGCGCGACGCCGACCCGTCCGACCTTCCGCTCAAGCGCCGCGTGCGGCTGCACCGCGAGCAGGACGGCATGCTGATTCGTGAGACATGGAGCAACGCGACCACGGGGGCGTACTCGTTCCCGTGGGTCAACGAGACGTGGCGCTACACAGTCATCACCTACGACTACGAGCACAACTACCGCGCGGTCATCGCTGACAATATCCTGCCGGAACTGATGCCATGACCCTCGCTGTTTCCACCGCCCACAACAACGCGCGTCTCGCGGCCACGGTCGCCTTTGCCGACACAGGCACGGCCAACTCCCGCATCCACCTCTACGACGCCACCGACACGCTGCTGGTGACAATGACGCTCGCCAAGCCGTGCGGCGCCATCGTGGCCGACAAGCTGGTGCTCGACCAACTCGACCCGGTGGGGGACTTGATCGCAACCACAGGCACTGCGGTCTCAGGCGTGTGGGTCAACGGCGACGACGCCGTGGTGGCCGAGGGCACCGTGTCCGACGACGCCGGTTCTGGCGACTTCAAAGTGGGCGGCACATCCGGCACGACGCTGTACGCAGGCGGGCGCGCGATTCTCGGCACCACAGAACTGACGTGACACAGTGGTCGTCGATCTTCTTTTCAAGGGCGCACCGCTCACCGGGCATCCGGTAAACCTCGTCTTTGGGGAGGACGACGCCCCGCCGATTGCCGACGCGACGATCTCGCTGGTCGCCGCTCTGCCGGGGCTTACCGGCTCCGTGCCCATCGGCATCGCCGTGGCGGTGTCGTTCGTCAGTGCTTTCCCGGTGCTCACGGGCGCCGTCGGCATCACCTACAACAGCAATACCGAGCGCCCGACAGTGGGTCGGGTGTCTGCAACGTGGCAGGACGGCGCCGACACCCGCGCGCCGACCGCCGTCGCATGGGCCGACACCGTGCGCTCGCCCGTGGGCACAGCCAGCCGGTGGCAGGGCGGTGTGCGGATGGGAACCGAGACGGGCGCAGGCTGGGGGGACGCGGTGCGACAGAAGCGCAACACCGTGGGTCGGTACGAGGAAGCCGTGCAGATGTCCGGGGGCCGGACGGCGGGGGTGTTCCAAGACGGCGTGCGGCAGCGCCTGTCACACAGCGGTGTGTTCCAAGAGGCCATCGACTTGCGCCACGGGAGCACAAGCCGGTTCCAAGAGGGCAGCAAGGTCGCAAGAAATTGGGCCGCAGCCCGTTATCAGGACGCAGTGGCATTCTCCGCAGAAGTGGTCGCCCGGGAAAAGCGGGCTGCGTCGGTTCGGTTGCGCTGGGGGTCTCGGTATCAGGAGGGCATGGTGCCGCCACCGGGCATCTGGATTCCACCCGGCCCGCAGCCCCCGGACCCGTGCTACATCCCGCCCCTTGGCGACGTGGTGCACCTGCTGTTCAAGGAGTTGTGGTCCGGCAGCACGCACCTGCTGTTCACATGCGGGCGCGCACCGGGGCCGCCGGGCGGCACGGTAGTTGTCCCGATCAAAGAGGTCTATCTTGTGATAAACAGCGCAGTTCTGATTCGAGTCGATGGTGGGGTTGCAATCCCCACGCTGTCCATGTCCATGTCCCTCGACGTGGACTCGTGGACGTGGAGCTTCAGCGCCTCGGTGCCCGGCTACGCGCTGCCTGACATCGAGCCGACGGCGGGTGTGCCGGTGGACGTGCAGGCGACGATCAACGGCGTGTCGTACAGATTCATCGTAGAGTCGATCAGCCGCGAGCGCACGTTCGGGCGCAACGACCTGCGCATTGGCGGTCGGGGACGGGCAGCCGTGCTTGACGCACCCTACGCGCCAATCATGAGTTTCGGGAACACAGGCTCGCGCACCGCACAGCAGATTGCGAACGACATCCTGGTGGACAACGGCGTGCCGCTGGGCTGGACGGTCGAGTGGAACCCGGACGACTGGAACGTGCCAGCGGGTGTGTTCAACCATCAAGGTAGCTACATCTCCGCGCTGACCAGCGTCACCGACGCCATCGCCGCGTACCTGCAGCCGCACAACACCGACGAGGTGCTGCGTGTCCTGTCGCGCTACCCCGTGGCCCCGTGGGATTGGGGCGCCGTCACGCCGGACTACGAGCTACCTGCCGCCGTGATGACCCGCGAGGGCATCGAGTGGAGCGAGAAGGCCCGCTACAACCGCGTATATGTCAGCGGCCAGCAGGTCGGCGTGCAGGGCAGGGTGACACGTGGCGGTACGGCAGGCGACTACCTCGCGCCGTCCATCGTGGACCCGCTCATCACCGAGGCGCCGGCCGCCCGCCAACGTGGCCTGGCCGTGCTGTCGGACACGGGCCGCATCGCGTCGGTCAGCCTGCGCATGCCGGTGCTCGCCGAGACCGGGATCATCCCCCCGGGCAAGTTCGTGCTCTATCAGGACAACGGGGTGGAGCGCATCGGTATCACCCGCAGCGTGTCCGTGGACGTGGGACTGCCGGAAATCTGGCAGGTGATCGGAGTAGAAACGCATGTCGAACCTGTTTAAGCGCTTCCAGAAGCTCATTCCAACCTACCCGTTGCGCGTGGGCGATGTGATCGCCTACGCCGACGGCGTTGCCACCATTGAGGAAATGGGTGGCATAGCAACGGCGCGCGGCGAGGCCACTGTGGGCGACCGGGTGTTCTTCCGCAACGGCGTGATCGAAAGCACAGAGGCGCCGGTACTGACCATCGAAATCATCGAGGTATGACACATGAGCTTCACAGTTGAACAACTCGCTGCTGCGACGACGGCACCCTACGGCAACGCCAAGCAGCACCACCCCCATCTTCTCGCCGCCATGGCGCAGTTCGACATCACCTCGCTGCAGCGGCAAGCGGCGTTCCTCGCCACGGTCGCCGTCGAGTCGCAGAACCTCACGAAGATGGAGGAAAGCCTGTACTACAAAGACGCCACCAGGCTGGCTGCGATCTATCCACGGGCGTTCAAAAACGCAATAGTGGCCTTACCGTACACGCGCAACCCGCAGGGTCTGAGCGAGCTTCTGTACAAGAACTACCACGGCAGGGGAATGTTAGGCCTGACTTGGCGCCGCAACTACGAGCGCGCGGGCGAGGCGCTGGGCTACGACTACGTGGGCGACCCATCGATGGTGTCGCAGCCCAAACACGCTGCGTTGACAGCGGCATGGTACTGGTACGACGCAGGCTGCAACGCACCTGCTGACAAGGGTGATATGGTCGAGGTGACGCGCAAAGTCAACGGCCCGGCGCTCATGCACCTGGCCGAACGCCAAGAGCAGTACGAGATCGCTTTGAGGGCGCTGTCATGATCGGGCTGCTCAAGTTCTGGCGCGAGGGCCTGGTCGTGGCGCTCCTGCTGGCGCTGGCCGGGCAGCAGGTGCGCGTCTCCAACGAGAAGGCGAGCCACCAGAAGACCAAGACCCAGCACGCCGAGGTGCTGCGCAACTTGGCCGAGAAGACCCGCGCCACCTACGAGGCGGTGATGCTAGACCAGACGGCCCGTGCACAAGCCGTGGCCGCGCTGGACAAGAAACACACGAAGGAACTGACCGATGCCCGCACTGAAAACTCTCGCCTCGCTGACGCTGTGCGCTCTGGTAAGCGTCGGCTGCGCCTCCGTGCCTCATGCCCCGCAACCGGAACTGGTGTGCCCCCGGCCACCGGCGCCACCGGCATGGCTGATGGCCCCGGCCCCCGACTTGATGAGTCCGCTGAACGGGATTATTTCAGTCTCCGGGACGGCATCGCCACAGCCCAGCAGCAAATAGCTGGGCTGCAGGACTACATCAGGGGTGTTTGCCTCAAATAATGCGCCATGGGTCTTCGTCGTCATCCACCGTGTCATCCTCGACATAGGCCACGGCGCAGATCGCACAGAGCGCGATGAAGCCTACGACCAGCAGAATTAAATAAAGCGCGTTCACGGCTTCCTTCCCTCTGCAATCGCCTTCCACCGGCGTGCCTCGGCCACCGCGCCCTCATACGCACCCCGCAGGTGATGAATCTCCCGCAAGTGGTCGATTTGCTGCAATATCGTCTCCCCGGCGGTTTGAAGTACATGCCCTGAGATCAGCCGCCGTTGCGTTCCATCCGGGTTCATTTCCAAGAAAACGTCACCCTCCCGCAGAGACTGTTCGAGTCGTTCAGCTTTCCTTTCGGCCACCCACAGGGTGCCACGGTTCAACTTGGCGTAGTCGATCTTCTTCATACCTTCCTCCGACGCTTCGGCAACGGGCACCAGCCGATCCAGAACGGATCGCCGTTGTAGACTCCGTAAGTCGCAACACCCCCCGCGCCGAGCAGTTGACACTTTGTTCCGCGCGGTGCCGTCGTCATGTCTTCGTTCCAGAATACGTCGGTGGCGACGGCCACGGTTTGGTCGGCGTTGAGTTTGTGGCCGGGGTCTGGCGGTGGGTCTTTGGGGTCGCACCACGCGCCATCCCGCACCACAGGGTGTCTTAGATGTGCGGCGTCTTTCACCAGCAAGTGGCCCCCGTCAGTGAGCCAAATGCTCGTGCGGTTCACCTCGGATATGCGTACAAAGCGGGATTTTTGCGACTTCGGATCATCAAAAATAAACACTTTGCCACTCTTTAGGTCATCCACGGCAGGGTCGGTGTTGAGTTTGTGGGCGCCCGTCTCATCCGCCGGTGGGCGCCAACCCATCTCGATCAGCTTCGCGCGAATCGCCGCGTCGTGCACTTGGTCCATGTCGGTGACGATGCTCCCGCTGGGCCACCGGGGCGAGGTCACGAAACGACTCACCTGTGGAGGCAAAGCCCGTGGCTGTGGCGTAGGGTGTAACTCAAGGTTCGGGTAAAGTCCGTCGGTATCATTCATTCAGAAACCTCGTAAACAAGCAGGTCATAGTTGCGCGCAAGCGACACCAGGTGGTCGTTGTCACCCACGCAGATCAGCGCGTCGGCGTTCTGGGCCAACGTGAAATTGCGCGCCTGCACCCGGGTTTCCACGGGTTGCATCGGGCAGATGGGGTAGGTCTCCACCGGCAGGCGGTTGCCTCGCGGCGGGTCGGACAGGCCGTTCGTCACGAAGCTGGTCGGGGTGATCCCGGCCATCAGTTCGGCATCGGCCAGGTGGTCGGCGGTGACGGGGCCGCTCAGAATCACGCGCATACACGATACCTCACGATGTCGCTGTCTCTCCCAAAGTGCTCCCACTTGATGTTCCCCGCCGGACCCCTCGCAGTGTAGCGCTCTCGGAAGCCGATCTCGACTTCGCAGTCCGCCGCCACGGGTCGGTCGCCTCCGTGCCACTCGACCCAGCCATTGTCGGCAGGTTTCGTGAGGGTCTGCACCCGCTGGATCAGCGCGAGCGTGTCTTCGATAGTTTCGGCGCGGACGGTGTAGTCGGTGCCGCCAGATTGGAATTGGACTTCGTAGGTCATGGCTTGACCACCTTGTAGGCGACATGGGCTTCCGCGTCCGTGTCGAACAGGCCGAGGCAAACCTTCTTTTTGGGTTTCTGTGCCTCGCCGCGCGCCCATGCCTCGTAGCCCTCCATGTCGATCAGCCTCCGCCCATCCGGCGCCCGCACGTACTCGCGGCCCTCGACCCACACGCCGTCCTCGATCTTGCGGGCCACGGCCTTCTCAGAATAGCCAGTCTCCTGGCAAAACAGGGGGATGCGTTTCAGCATGGGGTCCCCTTGACGACAGGTGTCGCGTCCTGTGCCGCCAACGCTGCGCAAGTCGCGGTCTTGTCGCAGTATTTACAGTTCCACGTGTCGCTGTTCGTGCACCCCGGAGGTGATACGCGGCCCGCACGCCGGTCGTATTCCGGGTTGGTGCGCAGCGAGGCGATCAGCGCGTCGAACGACGCACCAGCGGGCGCTGGGTTGATCTCCAGCAGTTCCGTTGCCAGGTCCTGCTGGGCTGCCCGCCAGACGTTGCGAGCCACTTCTTTCGCTACCGGGTTTAGTTCTGCCCGCGCCGGGTTGCTGGCCCACCAGGCTTCGAATCGTTTGTCGTTCATGGCATTGCCTTTCCAATTTCGGCGGCGGCGCGAGTGATGGCCCGGCATGCAGCAACTTGGGGGTTTCCGTTGTGCAACTCGGTGAAGAAGCGCGCACCAGTGGCCGCCGCGCACGAGTCGTGGAAGTGGTGTAGGGCGATCTGCAGGTGCACGGCCAACCGCATAGCGTCGCCAGAACTGGACAGCGAAGACCAGCGGTACGGGTTTCGTGCGCCAACGTCAACGAGAACCGCCATGGGGCGGCTTTGGTATCCGTAGTCGAATCCGCGAATTGGACCGAGGCCACCAGCCCTCGCCGCAAACTCCAGCATCTCGCGGTCCGTCATCGCACACCTCCCCGCAGCTTTTCCTCGCGCACCCACCCGTCGCGGCAGGCCATGTCGCACCACCGCTGGTCGTCGGCAACGATCTCGTCGCAGTACAGGCACCGGCCGGTGGCCGTGGGGCCAGTAGGCTTGCGGCTGGCGGCGAGCAGGTATGGCGCCTCTTTCTCGGCGCGGGCTTGGCTCATGTCTGCTTCATCCACGCTGTGCTCCCTTCTTGACTGCCGCCTTGCGTGCTTCCTTGAAGAAGGCGAGGTCTGGCGACTTGTTCTGCAGCTTGGCGTTCAGCAGACCGAGACGGATGACGCCTTGAATGTTGGCCGCCGTGTTGTTGAGTTCATGGGCCACTGCAGGCTCCACTTTGCCTGCGCGGATGTCTTTGTAGAGACTTGTCAGTTCATTGGTGAGTGCTTCGAGGTTCATGGCGCAGCTTTCTGTTTTCTGAGTTCACGTTTTATCAACATCTGGGTACGGAAGATCGGGAGCACTTCGTCTGGAACGTCCTTGCTGGTCAGACCGACAGCCCCGTATCCGTGCGCCACGATGCTTCGCACAACAGCAGGGGCGAGGTCTTGCCACCGCTTGGCTGCGCGTGCCAGTTTCTCTTCGCGGTAGCGCTCGTAGTTCTCGCGCCGAAGTTCCGCAGCACGCTCCGGGTTGGTCTCCCTCCACCGGCGTTCTTGTTCCTGGCACTTGTCAGGATTGGCCTCTCGCCACGCTTTGTGACGAGCAAGCAGTGTCTCCTTGCGCCGCGAGTATTCGCGTTTCTTGGCCTCGCGCCGGGCCAGAATCTGCCGTGCGCGCTCTGGCGGCAGGCTGGACAGGTCAAGAGCCTTTGGCATGTTGGCGCTCCAAAATCGCCGCATCAATCGCCTCGCGCACGCTGGGCTTTAGCGAACCCACCATCTTCGGCGGGGAGCCAGCGAGCACGCCAAACTCACCGTCGATGCAGCCAAGCTGCCAGTTGTAAGTCTGCAGCGCGTCTAGGCGTAGCGTGTCGATGGTCAGGCGTCGGAAATAGAGCGCCAAGGGGATGGCAACAAGGATTGCGCCACCGGCTACAAGCAGTTCAAAGAGAGTCATAGTCTGTACTTTCATCGTTGGTTTTTCCATCCGTGCCCGCCATCTGCAGCAGGCCGTAAATCACAATCCAAACCACGCAACCAATGAACGAACCGAGCGCGAAGCCGATGGTCAGTTCACCCATGGTTGTTCTCCTTCGGGAATACTTTGTCGAATGCGGCTAGTGCTTCATTGGCTCGGTCGAAAGCGATGGTCAGTTCACCCATAGCTGTTGCCACGCCGACCCACAGTTCCTTGCGGTAGTCGCGCTGGGGGATCGCTTCGAGCGGTTCCAGTGTCATCATTGGACCCGGCTTGAACATCTCGGCGAGGTAGGTTTCGATGGCGGCAACAACTGCGTTGCGCGGCTGGCCGGTGGCTGCGTTGAACGCTTCGCAGGCACGTTGCAGGTATTCTTCGTTGAGTGCCATCACGCACCCCCTTCCTGCGCCTTGGCCTCGGCCTTCAGCGCTGCGTAGGCGATGCAGTCCTCGGCGCTGTCGGCGTGGTAGCCATCGCGGGTGAACAGCCGCACATCCTTGAGGGTTTGCATGAAGTGCCATCCCTGCGATTCGGTCAGAGCGATGCCGTGGAACGCCTTGAACACAGCCACGGTCTGGGCCATAGAGCGCTCGCCCTCGGGCTTGTCGTAGGTGCCCGCGCGGTCGTTCATGTGCTTGGCGGCGGCAGACAGCAACGCGGGCGCGCTGACGGCGGTGTCGAGCATCTCTATGTGCACACGAGGGCCGCTGGTCCACGGGGCGCCCAAGCCGTCTTTTACGACGAACTCAGCCTTCGGCTGCTCCGTCCACGCCTGACCGTCGAACGTCCAGCCGAGGGCGCTCAGGGTTTCTTCGGCGAGGGTGGCGCTGTCGGCGGGCTGCGTGGTGACGTCCTTGACGAGTTCGATCAGGTCGTCGTCGCGGTTCAGGGATTCGTAATCCCGACCGCTGTTCGTTACCCACATCTCATCCCCACCTTCCGTGAGCACACACCATGGGTACGAGGTGTCGTTGCCGTCGCGCACGGATACCGTGACCATCTCGCCGCCCCGCGTGCGCCACACCTGCCCCACCTTAATCTCGATGCCATTTACTCCTGCCATGATTGCCTTTCGGTTGTTGATGGCTGGAAGTTTAGCAAACGCGCAAAAACTGCGCAAGGGGGTTGTGAGGGGTTTTAGCGGGAAATTTTCACGCTTCGTCTTCTGGTGTCGGCCACGCTTCTTGCCATGCGTCGCGCAACGCGACAATGGCATCGCCGACGCGGCGTTCTTCTGCTGTTGGCTGGTGTTCCTGACGGGCTTTCATGGCTTCCATGAGGGCGTCTTGGACGCTGGCTTTGGTCTTCAGGCGCTTGACCACGGCTTCCTCAATCGTGCCCGCGCCGATCAGCCGGTGCAGGAACACCGGGCGCTTGTAGCCGCTCTGCACTTGGCGGGTGGGGCCAAGGCGCTCTTGGGCCTGGAGGTCTGCTTCAAGGTTCCAACTGGTGGAGAAGAAGCACATGATGTTCGACCCGTGCTGCAGCGACAGGCCGTGCCCGGCGCTCTGCGGGTGGGCAACGAGGATGGGGATTTTCCCGGCGTTCCAGCGGTCGATGATCTTGGGGTCGTCGCCCAGATGTACGGCCTTCGGGAACGCCTTCAGGATGCGCGCGAGGTCGCTCTTGAAGTGGTAGAACACGATGACCGGCATGCCTGCTGCTTCCTCGATCACGCTATCCAGCGCTTCTATCTTCCCGTCGTGCACCAGCGACCATGTGCCCTTGTCGTCGGTGTAGGCAGCCCCGCTGCTGATTTGCAGTAGTTTCTGCGTCATCGACGCTGCTGTGAACGCCTCGATGGGTTTGCCCTCCAACTCGATGAACAGCGCGGTTTCCATTTGCTTGTAGAGCTTCAACGCAGCAGGTGGCAATTCCACCTTGATGTGGTTCTCGATGAGCGGCGGGAGGTCGAAGTGGTCGCGTGCCTCGATGGCGATGGTGATGTCCTTGATGGCCGAGCGAATCTGCTCGTCGGCATAGGGCAGGGGCTCGATGTTCTGCTGCTTCACGTCCGAGCCCGGCACGGCGCGGAACCAGCGGTGGCTGTAGGATGTAAACGTGGTCCCGAGGCGCTTGCCCGCATCGCAAAAAACGCAGATGCCCCATAAATCCACGAGACCGTTTGGCGCTGGGGTTCCGGTCAGATTGACAAACCTCGTCACGCGCGTGAACGCCACTCGGGCCAGCGCCTTGGCGCGCTTGCCACCTTGGCCCGTGAGAAACCTCTTACCCGCCTTGCTCGTCTGGAAACTGAAGCGCGCCGACTTGTTGCGACTCGCTTCATCACACACCACCATGTCGAAATTGAACGTGGCACCGTAGTTCTCGATCAACCAGACGAGATTGTCGTAGTTGATGAAAACCAGGCGTGCCGAGGACTCGATGGCTGCGCGGCGTTCTTTGTCGGTGCCGACGGCCACAGCTATCGTGAGGTGACCGAACGACTCGCTGAACGTGGCGATTTCCCCCGGCCACGTGCTGACGGCCACGCGCTTCGGTGCCACGATCAGCACGCGCTGCACCTCGCCGAGCAGCAGCAGCATGCTGATGGCCTCCAGCGTGGCCGGGGTTTTTCCGACGCCCATGCCCGCGAAGACGTTGCAGCGGGGGTTGTTGACAATGTGGTTGGTGATCGCCGGCTGGTACGGCCTGGGGGTGTAGCGGGTCACAGGAAAGGCGTGAGCTCAGGCTTGCTGTACGTGGCGGGCTTGGCGATTTTGCCGTTGGCATCGAACACAGGCTTGCCATTAACAAATTTCGAATAGTTCGACCGCGTGACCTCGGCCAACGCGCCCTCGATGTCCATGCCGAACATGTGGGCCACACCGACGGCGGTGACGATCTGGTCGCAGAGGGCGTCGAGCAGTTCGGTGCGGTCGGGTTCTTCATGGGAAACCCCCTGTCGTCGTTTGTAGTCGTCCGCAATGTCCGCGAGGTCGTCGCGTAGGCAAGTGTGGTTGGTTGGCAAGGTCTGCAGCATTTCCCCGACTTCCTCGAAATGAACTCCGAGCTGCACGGCGCGATTTTTGTCGGTGGGTTCTGGGACGGCCAGTTCAAACCAGCCTTTTATGTCGGAAATGTGGTCGGTCATGTTGTTCTTTCAGGAAGTTAAACCGCAACGGAAAGGGGTACGTGACCGTGGTGCTCGTAACCAAGGATGTCGAAGTCGCCCGGCTCGTATCCGTCGATGTCGGTGTTGTCGGTGTGGATGCGCAGTTCTGTCGGCGTAGCACACCATTTCGCAAGCCATGACCCGTCAAGTGACTTGCGCCCCAACACCTCGCGCATCGCCTCGACGTGGTTCGAGTAGATGTGCGCATCACCGATGTCCACGATCAGCCGCCGCGCCGTGAGACCTGCAGCACGAGCGTACAGGTGGGTCAGGAGCGCGTACTGGGCGATGTTGAAGGGCAGGCCCAGTGCGAAGTCCGACGAGCGCAGGAACAGCTTGAGGTCGAGGTGGCCGTCGTTGCTCACGTAGCACTGGTGTGCCCAATGGCAGGGCGGCAGCGCCATGTCGCTCAGATCATCCACGTTCCAAGCGCTGACCAGGTGGCGGCGGCCATGGGGGTTGTTCTTCAGGCCGTCGATCAGGTTGCGCACTTGGTCGTATCCCTTGAACAGACTCCCGTTGCGGTCTTCCGTGAAGCCACCCCACGTCCGCCAGTTAACCCCGTAAATCGGCCCAAGGTATCCCGTCTCTTTATTTAGAGCCCATGCGTCCCACAGTTTGCAGCCGTGCTGATGCAGGTAGTCGGTGTTGTCCTCGCCCCGTAGGAACCACAGCATTTCGAGGAACGCCGTCTTCCACCGCGTCTCTTTGACCGTTACGAGTGGGAAGCGCTCGCGCAGGTCGAACGTCATGTTGGCGCCGAACACGCTGATCGTACCCACGCCTGTGCGGTCGTGCCGCTGTTCGCCTTCGGTGAGGATTCGTTTTCCGAGGTCGATGTATTGCTTCATTTTCTGCTTTCAGGTAGTTGGTCAATCACGTCTACTGCGAAACCAAGAGCACGCAGGCGCTCGTGCTCACGGACTTGCCCCGGGCGGGGCTTCTTGTTGGGCGCCTTGTACTCCGCAAAGCGGAAGTAGCGGGCGACGATCTCCTGGTGCTCAGGGGGCACCGGGAACAGTTTGATGCGGTCGGGCACGTTGGTGCGACCGGGCGACACGAACTTGAGGCTCAGACCGCCGAGGGTGGCGGTGGCCTTGGTGTCGGCTTGTTCGATGACGGATTCACGCATCGCAAAACCCCTCGGCGGTGTTGGCGCACACGTGTGGCATGCTGCCTTCGTGCAGGCGCCACTTCGAGCCTTTGACCTGCTGCCAGTTTAGCCCCGTGGCCCCGCAGTGCTTGCACTTCGGTGGTGTAGGCAGATCGCTTGAATAGCGCGGCCCGTTCCGTTCACGCTTTTCGCGGGGGCGTGGGGTGCCATAGTGGTCGGGGATCAACGGGAGCGGGCCGGTGTGGCGTCTTGGGAATAGACTGAACATCATTTGGCCTTGTTGCGGTTGGCGATTTTCCACAGGTGCTCGACCTGGAACTTTGCATCCTCAAGAGCATTGTGAGCGCCGGTGCCCTTGTCGGCGGGGTTGTACTCGATGGCCGAATACATGTTGCGCACGGTCCGAAAATCTCTTTCATTTGTCCAGTACCAGGGTAGTTTGATGTCGGCACGCTTGTATGCCCCGCCGACGATGGTCAGGTCGAACGCATTCGAATTGCCCCACGGGCGCACGTCCTCGTGGCGGCAGGTCTCTTTGATCCAGTCGCTGAAGTCCTGCAGAACCTTGCGGATGTCCTGTCCGCCGAAGCGCACCCCGTGGCGGGCCTCGTCGCTCTGGCCGAGCCACCACAGGAACGTGGACGGGTCGATAGTGCCGCCGTCGCGCACGCTGGTCGCTAGGTGCACGGTGCGCAAGAACGTGGGGCCAATGGTCTGCGTCTTCAGGTCGAAGAACACTGCGCCGACGGAGAGCAGGGCGCCAGTGGGCGGGAGGCCTGCTGTTTCGACATCACACATTAGGTCGTAGAACATTTTTCGAATCTCACTTTCAGTTTTCTGGAAGTCCCGTTGGCCTGGACCAAACGGGTTACAGCGGGTTGAGTAAGGCCGTAGTACATCGCACTTTCCGTGATGGTGCGAAAGGCACGTTTTGTACCGTCAGCTTCAGTAGCGATCACGGGCACAGCGCGACACCTGTTGCCCGTCTCATAGTCATGCGCCAGGTTTTGGCTGCGTGTGCCATATTTGAGATTGGCGAGTCGGTTGTCGGCGGGAGTGTGATTCCTGTGAAGAACCTCATGCCCGGGCGGCGGAGGACCCAGAAATGTCAGTGCCACAAGGGTGTGAACAGACCGTGTTTTCGCCACGCGGCCGGGTACGACACTCATGTGCCCGCTGTTGCTCGGCGCGGGTTTTAGCACAACCCCTTTGACCTGTTTACTTCGGCCGCGTGCCTCCGTCACCACTCGATCAAGCGAGCGTATGCGGCCTTGATCACTGGCCTCGTAAGAACCTTCGAAGCCGGGAATTGCTTTCCAAATTTCATCCACGGTTCGTCTCCTTTCAAAACAAGTCGGCGCACTCGCCGAACATCAACTCGGCTTGTTTCGCTTCGCTCACCCCGATGTCACGCAGGATGGTCTTCGCACGAGTGATATAGCGTGCACGGTCGATGTCCGTCGGCACGGCGTCTGGCAGCGTCATAAGAGGCAGAGCACCGTCACTCGATGGGACCTTGATGATTGAGCCCGTCTTCGGGTGGGGCTTGACCTTGCGGATGTCGCGCGCTTCCCCTTGGCGGTACACCCATCGGATCACCTTGCCCAAATACTCACCGTTGAACGTCGCCCCGCCCTCGGCCTTAGTGGCGAGAATGAACTTGCGCACGTCGTTGCAGTCATTGACCGTGTCTTCTACCGGCACACCCTTCGTGAGCAGTTCGATCACGGCGTCCACGCTGATCTCCATTTCGGCGTTTTTCATCAGGCTTGTCGGCGCGTACTCACCCTTCGTCTTCACACCTCCGCCTTCCTTGAAAGCGAAGTAGTTGTTGACATCCTTGGAATGCAGCGACGTGTATCGCGTTTCCTCGGTCTTGAACTCGGCTTCACGCTCCCACTGGGCGACGATTGCCTTGCGAGTTTCCTCTAGGTGGATCGGGCACTTGAGAACGATGCCGTCAGTGTTTGCACTGACCACTGGGATACCTGCCGCCTCCATTCGCTCGATCATCATGAGCAGCATGAACTGCCCCGTCAGGGTCACTTGAATCAGGAGGTCAGGGGCGTAGAGGACCGAGTACTGACTGCCCAATTTTCCGTAGGCCCCGTTCAAATAGATTTTGAGCGTTTGCGCAATAACTTTCTGCCCTGCCTCTTTTGCTGCGATGCGTCGGTCGATGAACCCGCCGTAGATCTTGGTGAAAGCTGCACCCATGTTCTTGGGCGCGAGGCCACACTTACGGATCAGTTCGGGATAAAAAGACACCACATCCACGTCTCGCAGTAGGGTGTTTTCGTCAGCCCAGTGGCTCACCGACTTTTCGGTTGAATGAAGCCCGCCGATACCCATGGTGTAGCCGCGTCCGTTGATCAGCACCGTTGGTTCGTCTTTGATGATCGGGGGCTCGGCGATCTTCCCGGTGGCCTTCAGAACGAAGGGGGCCTCGCAGATGTCAGCCAGGCGCTTTTTCAACACCTCGCTCTCAAACTTGATGAACGCTGGCGGCGTGTAGCGGAACACCGTCCCTGCCGGAATTTTTGGCTTGTAAACGCGCTCACCCTTGATCTTCTCCACGGTCTTTCGGATCACCGCTTCGGCCATCTGTGCATCTGATTTGCTGCGCAGGTCCATGCCGTTCTCCGCGCCGATGCGCTCGCGGATGGCAATCACGTCGTCTTCAGGGTTGGAGGTGAGTTTGTTCCACAGGTCGATGGTCGTCTGCAGGTCGTTGCCGCAGTACGAAACAAGCAGGGCGCGCTGCTCGGGGGAGATACGCGACGTAGGGTCAATGGGTAGGTCCCACAGCGTCTTGCTGTGCATGCGCGCACCGTATTGCTTCAGCGAGAGCATCACGCCCGGCGCGACTTCGCTCAGGTCGATGTGGTCCCATTCTTTGGGGACACGCACTTGGTGAAGCTCTTCGAACTGGAAGCCGCGCAACTTGGCCGCGAAGATGCCGTCGCTCGCCTCTTTCAAAGCCGCACAGCCCGTGCCCCGCAAAGCCAACGCCAACATGGGGCAGTCGTAGTTGTTGCCGTTGAACGTGACCACGCGGTAGGTGCGCATGATCCGGCGAATTTCCTCTGTGTCGAGCCGCTGGCCGTCGAACATCTCGTACACGCGCGTGGTGCCCGTATCCACCCGGCGGAACATCACGAGGAAGTAATCCGTGTAACACTCGATGTCCATTACCAGTGTCGTCTTGACCACGTTTCGCATTCAGTTCTTTCTAAAGTTCAAAGTTCAATGACCGTTCCCCAAATTTCCGCCTGTCTGGTTTCCGGCCTCCGGCGGTTTGCGCATGCACCAGGTGTTAAAAAGTCACGGGCACCGTGGTGTTAGCCATAAGGGGCTAGTTGCCGGGTGGTCAGCCCAGCGAAAGGAGGTGGAGGCCCCCGTTGTATATCCCTTTGGAGAAGGGCGGCAAGCGCCCCTCTGCGAAGGACCCCGGCCGAAGCCGGGAGTCACACACCCGCTTAGAACAGGTCGTTGGCGCCACCGGCTGCTGTGCTCTCGACTTCTTCCTCATCGAAGCCCTCGGCGCTTGTCGGGCCGCTGCCGAACGCCTCGCCGTCCTTCACGAACTGGATGGCGATGATGCGGGCGAACACCTGGTTGGGGATGATCTGACCGTCGCTGCCCTTGAACGACTTGCCCGCCACGAACTCGACCTTGGCGTTGACGTAGCAACCGCGGTAGGGAACCTTGACTTCGTAGCCGAGCTGGTCGGTCACATCCATGCCATCCACCATCCCACGACCCGCTTCGGTGATCTGCACGAACTTCCCGTTGAATTTCTTCTGCGTGACGATCTGCGGCTTCTTGTCGGCCTTGTTGCTGGCCGAGATGAAGAACATGTTCTCGTACTCGGGGCGCACGGTGCCGTCGTCGCTCATCTTGTCGTTGCCGTCACGGATTGCGCGGCTGTTGGCAGCCATGGAGCGGATCATGTTGGCCGCGTTGGCAGGCCCCCACAGCTTGGTGGCGGCTTCCAGCATGGCGGCTTTGCCCACCGTCAGCGCTTCGCTGTTGGGTTCCATCAGGCCGGTGAACTTGAACTTGGGTGCGCCACCATTCATGCCTTCACCGGGCTTGAAGATATCCAACCATGCCGCGCGCAGGCCCTTAAGGATGACGGGAGAAGAAGATGCGAAATTGCTCATTGTTTGCTTTCAGATTTCAGTTTTAAAAAAGGTCGCTGTTGTCAGCGGGCGGCACGTCTCCGAACCCATCCAGCGCGGTAGCGACGGGCGGCCTCGGGTCTGTTTCAAGGACGATGCTGGGCTTGCCCTCGTCCTGTGTGATGAGCGTCTGCAACTTGTTCCACTGTGTGGGTCCGAGTGCAGCCGGTGGTGGGGTCTCGCCTTTCTTGGCCTTGGGCGCCTTCGCCAATTTCTCGGCCATCGTCGGGGAGATCAGGGACTCCGTGTACATCTGCTCGCGCTTGAGGCGCATCTTCTTCAACGCGGCCTCGGCCTCTGCCGGGTCAGTCCATGCGCGTGCACCCTTCTTACCTGCGACCAGCTTGTAGGCCAGTCCATCGGCGCGGGCAATTCGCTGGCCGGATGACAGAGCGGCGTACATGCGCTCGCCGACCGCTTTCAGCCATGTGGACACCAGCGGTATCAGCCGATACGCTTCGCCGAGGTCAATGTCGGCGGGGGTGCGGACGCTGGGTTCCTCGTCGCCGAAACCGTCGAGCGCCAGCGTGACGACCATCTCTGTCTGCGCCTTGCAGTTGCCGGAGGCTCTGCAGAAGTGGCAGTTGCTCGCCGAAGGTCGGAACACCGGGTCAGTGTCGCACTCGACGGAGCGCTGGCGCAGGCGGTCGATGACGACGTTCATCTCATCGACGGTTCCTGACCACTGGCTCACGCGCCCCAATGGCGGTTGCGAGATGGTGAGGATCACGTCCTTGAAGTCGTACAGCAGTTCGAGCTTGCGCATGAAGCCGGAGGCGTACATGGCGATCTGTTCGTTCGGCTCAACCACTTCGGGCACGGGCTTGCCGGTGATTAAGTCCTCGTGGGCCGGGGTCACCACCTCGTAGGCGTCAACGGGGGTGCGGCCCAACTTGAGATCGCAAATTTCCACCGTGTTGCCGTAGACGATACCCACGTCCGCAGACCCCGTGGCGTCGGTCTCTCCGGTGATGTGGTCGATGGGCACCGACTGCTCGACGTACAGCGTGCCGCCAGTCAGCGCCACGCGCTCGCGGACGTAGAGCACGTGGGTCAGGCACTCGTCGATCAGCGACTGGTCAACGATGACGACGGCGGTTGTGCTGCCGGGTTCGAGTTCCTCGGTGAGGGCCTCGTCCACCGGCTTCTGCGTGTCGCCCCAGACAGGCAACTTCTTGCCCTCGAACACCATCGTGCGACCGAGGTAGCTCTGCGGGTCGATGCTCTCGTCCAGCAGCATTTCCTCGGACATCTGGTGCCCGCAGGTGCCCCGGCGCGATGCGTCATTACCGCAACCCGAGGGGTAGTCGCGCTGCGCCTTGATGGATGCAGTGCAGGCTTCCCGCCCGCCCCACCGTTTGGATGAGGAAGGCGACTTTACAGCGTGGTAAGTGCCCATCAGTACCGCTCCCAAAGAGCCTGTGCGGCGAAAACCAACATGCCGGTGTTAAACACCAAGAACAGCCAGTCAATGGGGTTGTTCCGCCTCCGCAGGTCTGCAAGGTCGAAACATGCGGTCATGAGGAAATAGGCAACACAGGCCCAGAGGAACGCGGTCATGGTTTACAGACCCAAATCAGCGTCCGCAGCCGGTGCCAGCAGGCCCTGCACGTGCGCCAGGATGTCGGCGTTGCGGTTCAGGTCTTTCAGCGCGGGGACGGTCTTGCCTTCGCAGCCGAAGTGCTTCAGCACACCAAGCACTGCTTCGCGGCCACCGGTGGGCGCCGTGGACAGGGCCTTGATCTCGCGGAACACGGTGTCCCAGTCAGCATTTGCCGATGCACCATCCTGTTTTGCTGTTGCAGAAGGCTCGGAAGTAGCACTGGCTTGGGACGCCGCTGCAGCAGCCGCGTCTTGGGCCTTTTTTGCGAACTCTGCCTTTTTGGCGAGATATTGCGCGGACGACTCGATCTTAAAAGACTGGTCGGTAGGGTCGATGTCGCCGGGCTTCTGGGCGTAGGCGGTCTGCGTTTCGTCGCTAACCCAGTAGCGCGTGCCCTCAACATCGCCGTCCACGAGGTCAGCCTTGGCGGGGGCCGCAGGCTCGTCCTTGATCTTGGCGGTGCGAGGCTTCTTAGTCTCTGCCGCAGGCGCTGCGGTGGGGGCTTCAGGGGCGCCAGCCACAGCGGTGATGGCACCTGCGCTCTGCAGGATGGTGACGAGGGTCTTGAGGGACGTGTCGATGGATTCCAGGCGGTCTTCGATGTTCATGAGTGCTCCAGTTTGAAAATTTAAGTTGCTCGGTGAGCGGACTGGAGTGTATGCGAAATTTCGCGTGTGCGAAATACCCGACAAAAGTTTGTGACCTTTTGCGAAAAAACTTGTCGTTGCTGTGTGTTGGCGCTAAAGTTCAGTTGTCAGTAACGAACAACCCCTTTTCTGAAAGCACCAAATGCAACCTACCGAAGCCCAACTACTCGCTGCAGCCAATCTTTTGAAACTGAGCATAAAAAAGGTGGTCCTGCGCGAAGCTCAGAGCGCCTACGATGCGAGCTACCCTCCTGAAAATGCCTTGGCCTTCCAAGTGTGGCTCACCGAAGCGCTCGCAGAGGTGCCGGAAGATTACCGAGCCAAGGCAATACTGGAGTTCAGCGCGGAGCGTGGCTATGAAGTCGGCGACTTTTATTGCACTATGAAGTTCTATTACGCGCGCCCAGAAACCGAAGAAGAGTTCGCCGCCCGTGTGTACGAACACGCCATGATGTTCGTTCGACAAGAGGCACAAGAACTCCGACAGTTCGAGCGTCTGCAGGCCAAGTACGGCAAGTCCTGAATCACCTCACAGAAAGCATACCCATGAAATTCCTCAACCCCTTCCGCAAACCCTCCCCCAAGGAACTGGCCCAACGCGAGCTGGAAGAAGCCCAGCGCCAACTCCTGCTCGCACAGTCCAGCGCCGACTACGCCCGCCGCATCGCCGAGTACAACGGCGACCGCATCAAGCGACTGACGGCTTTCTTGAAAAAGGAGGGTGTGTGATGCCGCGTTTCTTGATCATCAACACCGACAACTTCGGCGGGGACTACCCCGACGAGAAGTTCGTGGACAACCTGCCCGTGCTGACGGACCGGGCCAAGGCCCAAGCTGTGGCCGATGCCATCAACCACACCGCTGGCGGCGAGCACGCCACTCGCTTTTTCAAGGTGGTCGAAGAGGGCTACAAACCGCAACCTGGGTTCGAGCCATGACCGCCCCCCGCCGCAACACCACAAAAATCGCACTGCGCATGCAGACCGCGCTCAAGGCCAGCGGGCACACCTACGACGCGCTGGTGGCCGTCTCCGGGCTGGCAAAGGAGTCGGTGGCCCGCTGGGTCAAGCAAATGCGCGAACTGAACGCCGTGCACGTCGAGGACTGGATTGAGGACGTGCGCGGTCGCAAGATCGTCCCTGTGTTCCGCTGGGGTGAGAAGGCCGACATGCCGCGCCCTGGTCGCCGGTGGACAGCCGCCGAGACGATGGCGCGCATGCGTGCGCGGCGTCGGGCCGAGAGTTCGATGGTCAGCCTGGAGGACATGTTGTGAAACCCGTCACCTTCGCCAGTTTCAACAAGCAGGGTGACATCACGCGCACTGTGAAGAACGCAGACGCATGGTCCAAAACGGCTCTGTTCACCGCCGATCAAGTGGCCGAGGCCGTTCGAGCCGAGCGCGAGGCTTGCGCTGAACTTATGGAAGCGCAGCACACTTGGATCACCAATGTGGCCGCGTCCGCGCTGATCAGGAGCCGCACATGACCACCCTGAAACCCGACCCGCTATTCCCTCTGCCGAAGGGGCAACCGTATAGCCGGTGCCGACCGTACCAACCTGTGTGCCGAACGTGCAGGAAAGGCTACGCTAGTACCTTTGACGGGTTGTGCATGTACTGCCGTGGTTGCACGGCATGGGAACTCGTCAACAAAGAAAAACCTTTCTCCAGAAAGAAATAATGTCAAAAAGCCAATTTCCAGAAGTACCTGCCAACAAATGGCCTCCACAAAAAGAGGCACTGTTGCGCAGTAATTACGCAACCATGCCGTGGCCTGACCTCGTTAAGTTGATCGGCAAAAGCAAGGCTGCAATCTACGACAAAGCCAACCGCTTGGGGCTGGTTCGCACGGCTGGGTTCGTGCGCCACGAAGGTCAAAACTTCACCATCGGTAAGCCGCATGTTGTGGCACATAAACGCCATGTGCCGCCGATCGTACGTGAGGCGCCTGTGCGCAACAGTAACGCCAAGGGCACCTACGCTGGCGCTGAGTTGCAGCCGTTCTCCGCTCGCCAGGGGGCCATGGACGCCTACGCGCTGCCCAGCCGGACGTTTGATAAGCGCGAGTACCGTGACGGTCGCGTGGAGGCGGTATGAAGAAGCGCAGCAAGTACCGCCCGCGCCGCGTGCTGCTCGACACCATGGCTTTCGTACAGGAGAGCTTGACGCCGGTGGCGAAGCACGACAACTACCTGCTCGACCTGAAGATCGTGAACAGCATGGCGATGGCCTCGCTCATGAAGGGTACGGCCACCAAGCGCGACATGGATGTGCTCGTCGCCATGAGCAACATCGTCGAGGCACTCTGCGAGTTGGGCTTCGGTAGGCAGTACCAGGACGTCGCCACTGAGGGGCGCTACGCCATCCTGAGCATCGTCTACCGGGCCGTCGAGCGGCTGCGGTTCGTGCCCACCGGCGAGGACGTCAAGCGTCTGAACACGCTCATGGAACTGCACGACGCGCAGATGGACGCGATCACCATCGCCGACATGGAGCGCGCTATTTCTTTGGCAAAGCGGCGCATTGCCGCGAAGGACAGCGTGGCGTTGCCGCCTGTACCGGAGGTATTACGATGAATGACAAAAATGAAGCGCTGCGCAGTCTCTACGAGATTACCGGCAACATCACAGACCACAACACACTGCTCGTCAGCCTTGCTGAACTCGAAACCCTGCGCGCCGGCTACGAAGCCGCAAGGCTGGAGATTGAGTCGCTCAAGGCACAGTTGGCAGAGCACGCAGACGAACTGGCCGTGGCGTATATGTGCGGGGCGAGCCGGGAGAAAGATCTTGCGGCACCACAGCCTGGCGCGACCTGTGCGGCGCTGCCTTACAAGCAGGCTCTTGGCTCGACAAACTGCATGCAGTGCTGCGTCAGCTACATGATGGGGCTTCCGCTGGAGAATGTCCCCGACTTTGCTACAGACGGCGGCTGGGAACGGTTCAGCGACTTCGCCGAGATGCAGGGCTACGTGGCCGTCATGCTCCCTGGAAATCGCGAATATGAATCGGACTATCTCGCATCGGGGACGACTGCGCGGGGCACCTCGCACATGGTTGTGATGAACGACGGCAAGCTGGTGCACGACCCGCACCCATCCAACGCGGGGTTGGTTGATGTGCAATGCGTGTGGCTGTTGGCAAAGCGAGCCTCCCCGACGCAAGGGCAGCAAGATGAGCACACAGCGTTTGAAGCCAGCGCTAAAACCTACACCTCCAACGTGAGCTTTGAGCGTGACGCATCAGACTACGTGGACATGACCGCCAGTTTGCTGTGGCACGGCTGGAAGCTCCGCGCATCCCATGCGCAAGCACCAGCACAGTCCGAGGTGGTTCCTGAATGTCATTACGGACCTCTGCGCGATGCTGATGCGGAATGGGTGAAGCAGCTTAGTGTGTACGCCACGCTGCCAAGGGCGACAGATACACAGCAAGCACCAGCAGAGCAGCCAGGCGCCTATGCAGCGTTGGAACGACTGGAGTATTACGAATCCCAAGACGACTCCCTGCTGCTTTGCGCTTCGGACTTGCAGCACAGCGCCATCTACGACAACCACGTAGAGATGCAGTCGTGCATGCGGGCGGTAGCTGCGCGGATCGCGGCCCTCGTCCACGCCGCCCCCACCACCCAGCCAGCGGCCCCGCAGGCGGCTGGAAAAGCTGTGCATCAGTTCCGTAAGCAATATTGCGCGGACTGGTATGACGGGCGCGCTAACCACGGTGACAGTGGTGGACCATACGAGGAACGCACGCTTTACACCGTGCCACAACCCGCAGCGCAGGGGGACCCGCTGGATGCGGCTCGGTATAGGTTTCTGGCAGCACACTGCCGAAGCACAAGCGAGCATTGGGGTGGACGCTGGTCAATCATTGTTGATGGTCCTGCGCCGAAATCTCACGACAGCGAAGATTACTTTGACGCAGCCATCGACGCTGCCAGAAAGGAAAAGTCATGAACCGTGGATTGCGATCAGCAAACATAAGTACCTACCAGACGTGGCAAGACATGAAGGCTCGCTGTTACAACAAAAACTGCCACGACTACCAAAACTACGGCGCCAGAGGTATTTCCGTCTGTGATCGCTGGCTTGAATCTTTCGAGAACTTTTTTGCGGACATGGGAGCAAAGCCCAATGGGCTCACACTCGAACGCATTGATGTGAACGGGAACTACGAGCCATCGAACTGCAAGTGGGCCGACCGACTTGAGCAACGCTGGAATCAGCGCGACGTACTGATGCTGAGAATTGGGCACGAGGAAAAGCCTGTTGAGGCGTGGGCGCGATCATGCGGTGTACATGCAGAAACCATCAGACGTAGATTGCGTGCTGGCTGGGACGCAGAGTCTGCAGTCATGGCTCCGGCTGCTAGGTCCAATCAATACATAAAAGCAGCCCGCGCAGCACATCAAGAAGGGGAGGCCCCATGAATGTCATCGCAGGCTGGATGATCGCAGTGGCCCTGTTCGTGGGGCTAGGACAGATTGCAAAGGCCATCGATAAACATCAGTGCGGCCCGGCCCGCGCAGCGCAGGAGGGCAAGAGCCATGAATAAGCACTGCCATGGATGCATCCATTACTCAACAGCCAAACGCAAGGCAAACGCCAAAGCAAAGTTAATCGAATGGTGCGTTGCAAAGGGCGCCCCTGTTGATGTGGGCTGGTGCAAGACGCACGACAAAAAAGTGACGAAGCAGGAGGGCAACAAGCCATGAGCACATCCGAACTTCTGAGCCTCATGCGCCTGCTGTCTGCGATGGAGAGCGCAATGCTGGCATCCAAGGTGCCGTTCCCGGACTATCTCAGCGATGAGGTAACGCGGCACACGGAGATTCTGGAGTGTGAGATTTTGGCAAGGAGCAAACCATGACTGAGCCGACAGACGCGGAGATTGATGCTCTCTGGCGTTTCGAGGCAAGCAAAAACTGGGATAGCACGCTGGCAATGCGAACGAGCTTCGCCCGCGCAGCCCTTGCCCGCTGGGGCCAGCCTGCACACAGCGGGGAGCCGGTGGCTTGGTACGAGTACAACGCTGATCTTGATGCGTGGTTTCTCGCGTACAACCCCAACCCCAAAGCCAAGACGCGACCGCTTGTGTTTGGGGACACCACACCGCAGCCCACCCAGGCGCAGGCCGGGGCGGTGCCCATGAGCCACGAGAAGGCCAAGGCGCTGGTTCTGAAATACGGCATCGATCCTCTGCACTTGGTACTCCAAGTCGAACGCTATCACGGCATCAAAGGAGGCCAGCATGGGCCTATTTAGCCGCCTTTTCCGGCGAAAGCCTGAGTACATCTACGGCACAGCAGGCAATGAACGGCGATTGGCGCGCAGGCACAAATCAGGCCGCGTGGAGTTTGTCATGTGGAATGCCGGGGAGCAGGGCCATGAGCGTGACTACTGGATTGCCTTCCACGAATACTGGTGGCCGACATTTAAGGAAGGAGGCCAGCATGGCGCTGAGTGAAGAGAAAATCGCAGAACTACGAGACGTAGCCTGCAAAATTGCGCCGATACATCGATCTGCCGCGCGCCCGTTCGCTCGCGCCATCGAATCTGAAGTCCGCAAGCAGGACACCGAGCTGATCCGGCAACTGGTGGTGGCGATGGAGGGCGTTAAGGCGCTCAACATGGGTGGGGAATTGGCGCTGTGGACAGCAGAGTTCGACCGGTTGCTTTCAGCCATCGCCGCAGCCCGCGCCCGTCTCACCCCTTCAACAGCCGCACCACGCTCCTGATGTGCGCCTCCCGGGGCACACCGCCGTGCTCCAGGGTGTCGGTGACGGCCAGCGCCAGCAGGTCGGCGAAGCGCTCGGGGACAGGGACGGGCACCTGCTCGAACCGCCGGGCCGACTTCTCCGTGGGGCTCATTTTGGTGACGTAAAATTATCGCATAGTTTAGTTGTGCGCAACAGTTATTTCGCGTTGTCCGATGGGCGGTTGGTCTTTTTGCGCAATTCGCTTAGAATTTAGCGTATGCGAAACAACCAAACACCAACCCCCATTGCAGACGACACCCCACTGGACCCGTCCGCCATGTCGCCTGATGAGCGATCACTTCGCCGCCTGTTCTGTGTCGCATACGCCGGTTCCGCAGCCTACATGGATGACGGCGAGGCCCAAGACAACCGCGAAATACCATCCATCGACTTCCTGCGCGATCCTGCCGAGGTGATCCGCAAGAAAATTGGTCAACGCGCGCTACTGCGTTTGGCCGGAAAGGCTGGTGCCTAATGGCCCGGAAAAATCACCCGAAGACACCCCTGCTGCACGTCCTGCGCCAGTTGGCGACCGACGACAAGCGCAACGAGTTCGCCGCCCTGGCGGGCACGTCGCGTCTGTACCTCTACCAGTTGTCGATCTGCAGCCGGCGGTCGTGCCGCGCTGACTTGGCGAAGCGGATCGCCGACGCCTCGGTGGTCATGAACTTGAAGTACGGCACGCAGGTGCTGACGTTAGAGGGTTTGAGCACGATGTGTGCTGACAGCGGGGGTTGTGCGCCATGAAGCCGCTGGTTGTCTCCCTCTACGACAAGACCGGCCAGATGATGAAGCCGTGGGTGGACGCAGGCTGCATGGCCCTGCTGGTTGACCTGCAGCACCCGCCGGGCCTGACCACCGAGGACGGCGTGGTGTGGCGGCTGGGTGGGGACCTGCGGCCCGGCTTCAAGATACCAGAGGGGCTGCCGGCCTATTCGCACATCGAGTTCGCCGCCGCGTTCCCGCCCTGCGATCACCTCGCGGTCAGCGGGGCGCGCTGGTTCAAGGGCAAGGGGCTGCGTGCGCTGGCGCTGTCGGTGGACCTGTTCGCCACGGCGGCCGACGCCTGCGAGTCGTTCGGTTGCCCGTACCAGATCGAGAACCCAGTCTCGACCATCAGCACCTACTGGCGCACACCCGACTACACGTTCCACCCGCACTACTTCAGCGGGCACTGCGCGGACGACAACTACACCAAGAAAACCTGTCTCTGGACGGGCGGCGGGTTTGTCATGCCTGAGCGGTTCGAGGACCTGCTGGCCGGGCCGCCCGACGACCGCATCCACAAGAGATGCCTCCGGGCCCCGAGCGCGCGAACAAGCGCAGCGCCACGCCTCTGGGCTACGCGATTGCCGTGCACAAGGCGAACTGCTGGGAAGCCCGGCTGGGAGTAGCTGCATGACCAACCCCGACACCCGCCCCCAGTTTGAAGACGCCACCTGGGCCCACTACCAGGGGCTGAAGGCACGCGGCTGGTCGCACCCGGACGAGGGTGATCCAAACAGCCGGGAGTCCCTGTTCTGGCGGGAGGCGAACGGCCAGTATGGCGTCCGGCAGATCGAGGCGGCCTGGCGGGGGTGGTTGATGCGGGAGGCCCTGCTATGACCACCGAGCACCTCTTCCCCAGCGTGCCCGGGACCTACACCCCGACGCCGCGCGCCAAGAAAAAGACGCCCAATCGTGGATTCCAGGTCAAGCAGTCCACGGTGCCGACCCTGCTGACCGACCACCAGGTGTTGGAGGCCCGCTGGCTGTTCGAGTTCGGTGGGTGGACCACACGACAGGTCGGGGCGCAATACGGGCTGTCGGAGGGGTATGCACGAAGCCTCTTGCACTATCAAACCCGTAGCAAGCTGTACCCCAAGCGCGAAGATTTTCCTGTTGGGCACTCGCCTGTTTAGCGTTTTTGCGCGTTTGCGTTATACTGCGTGGGCCAACCTAGTTCTCCAGTTCTTAAACACAAAGCCACTCGGCGAGGGCTTGTCACCCCTGTATTTGTGGCAGGGGCTTTTAGGTTGGCGCTTGAAGATTGACAAGCCCTCACCAAGCGGCAGAAAGGTCGCCAACCTTGACAGCAAACCCATACCAATACGGCGCCGTACCACTCGCCGGCATCGAAAAGGTCGCCACGTGGCAACGCTGCGTAAGTCCTACCGCAATGGACGTTCCGTTCGTCGTCATCTCAGAACGGTGTAGCGTCGAAGAAGGCGCGTACTGGCCTGCAGCCAGCATTACTCTCTACGGACGAGATCAGTTGCGGGCCCTTCGCAGCGCCATTGATGAGGCGTTGAATGACGGAGAAAGTCCCGCCGCATGACCGACCATTTTCGCAACCACGGTCGGGCGCTGCTCGCTAACGGCTATCTGATCGTCCCCATCCGCAAGGGCGAAAAACGCCCGGCAATCTCCGGCTGGCAAAAGGCCCGGCTGGGTATGGAAGACCTCACCCGCTACCCCGACCATGGCGTGGGCGTGCTGTGCGGCCAGGGGGCGCACCCCATCGTCGGAGTGGACATCGACGTGAGCCACCCGCTCATCGGCCCTGCGCTCATCACCTGGTGCCGCAGCAACCTCGGCGACGGGGGCGAGCGTGTGGGCGCCGCGCCGCGCATCCTGCTGGCCTACCGCGCAGACAGCGCCGGCTGGGCCAAGGGTGCTTCGGTGCAGTTCTTCGACCCCACGGACCCCACCAAGCCGTCCGGCAAGGACAACAACCAGCAGGTGGAAATCCTGGGCCTGGGCCAGCAGTTCGTGGCCTACCACGAGCATCCCGACACCGGACGCGACTACGAGTGGGTGGACTTGATGGGTGGGCTGGAGTCGCTGCGCGCCTCAGACCTACCTGTCGTGACCGAGGCCCAGATCGCCGCGCTACTGGCCGAGGTGAGCCGCCTGGTGCGCACCACGCCCGGTGTGTCGGTGGTTGGCTCGGCCGAGTCTCCGGCCATGCGCAGCTCCAGCGACGCCGATGACCTGATGAGCTTGGTGGCCCGTGTGGGCATGTCCTTCGCGGAAGTCGAGCGCTGGGTGTCGTATCTGGATAACGACGGCGACTCCTACGACCACTGGGCCCACGTCGGCATGTCCCTGCACCACGAGTTTGCAGGCACCGAGCACGAGGCCGACGCGCTGGCGCTGTGGAAGGAATACGGCTCGCGTTCCAGCAAGGACGACCCCAAGCAGTACGACTACAAGTGGCGCTCGTTCGGCGGGGGCAGCGGTGCACCAACCACGCTGCGTTGGCTCCTGAAAATCTGCGGGCAGGCCAAGCGCGAGAAGGACCATGAGGGGCGCCGTGCTGCGCTGGACGAAGCCAAGGAGCTGATTCGGTTGCAGACCGACAGCCTGAAGCTGGGCGGCAAGGAGGTCCTGGAGAAGCTAAAAAACCTGATCCCGGACGATCCTCTGGTGCGCACCGAGATCATCGGCGCGTTCCAGGCACACTACAAAGCGCTGACCAAGACCAACATGCCCATCACGCAGGCGCGCGCCCTGCTGGTGGGGCCACGGTCGGCCACGGTGCAGGCCAAGCGGCCATTGACCGAGTTCGGCAATGCTGAGCGCATGCTGGACCGCTACGGCGACGGACTGATGTATGTGCCCGAGGTGGGCACCTGGTACATCTGGACTGGTGTCTACTGGCGCCGCGCCGTGGACGTGGAGATCGAGCACCTAGCGAAAGAGACGATCCGCGCGCTGGTCAACGAAATGGACGAGCACGAGGAACGGGCCGAGTTTTTCCAGTTCTGCGCCATGAGCCAGCAGGCCCGGATGGTGAGCAACATGGTCAAGCTGGCGTCCAGTGATCCCCGCGTCGCTGTACCAGCGCGTGAGCTGGACAAGCACAGCCACTACATCGGTGTGCTCAACGGTGTGGTGGACCTGCGCACTGGTGTGCTGCTGCCGCCCGACCCGGACCTGCGCATCACCCTGGTGACAGCCTGCGACTTCGATCCGCGGGCCAAGGCGCCAGTGTTCGAGCGCACCATATCTGAAGTGTTCTCGGGTGATGAGGACATGGTGGAGTACGTGACCCGGACGTTCGGCTACGCGCTCATGGGCAATCCCATCGAGGACATCATGTTCATCGCCTTCGGCAACGGCGCCAACGGCAAGAGCACGATCTTCAACGCGGTGCGCCAGGCGTTCGGCGGATACGCCCGATCGGCCGATGCCGCTTCGTTTGTCGCAGATGGCAATAAAGGGGGCGGGGGTGGCCCGCGAGAGGACCTTGTTCGATTGCGGGGGGCTCGTTTTGTCTATGTCAACGAGCCGGATGAAAACGGCGAGTTGCGTGAGGGCATGGTCAAGAGCATGACCGGTGGCGACACCATCACCGCCCGGGGCATTCACGCCAAGCACAGCGTGGAGATGACCCCGACATGGGTGGTCTACATGCCGACGAACCACAAGCCGATCATCAAGGGCAACGACAACGGCATCTGGCGCCGCATGGGCATGCTCCCGTTCGAGCGCAACTTCGAGAACGATCCGACCGTGCCCAAGGATGGAAAACGGAAGGAAAAACTCGCCCTGGAAATGGCCGGCATCCTCGCGCTGATCGTCAAAGCGGCCCTGCGGTATCAGAAGGACGGCCTCGTGCCGCCCAAGCGTGTTCTAGCGGCCCGCGACGCCTATCGGTCGCAGATGGACCTCTTGGCCGAGTGGTTGGACGAGTGTTGCGACCTTGATCCTTCGGCCACTGTGTCGTCAAAAGAGCTGTGGGACTCGTGGGAAATGTTCGCTCGTGGTCGCGGATTGCTAAATTACATCCGAAGCAGTACCGCTCTCTCGCGTCGATTGGACACGAGATTTCCGCCAATCCGGGGGTCAGGCGGCGTGCGCTTGAGGTCTGGGTTACGCATAAAGGGTTCAGCGGACCTGTTTTAGACCTACAGAGTGACGCAAGTGACGCATTTTGCCCTTTTTTGACTTTTTCCACCTATGCGTAAAGAGAGTTTTGGAAAAAGCACCTAAATGCGTCACTTGCGTCACTTGCGTCACTAACCGAGAAACTTGTAGACAAATTGCAGATTGGTTTTTATGCAGATTTTTGAACACGACAAATTGCACTGTGTGATTAGAGCGAGTTTTCCGTACACCTCGGGTGTTTACGGATTGCTAGACCCGTTGTCCGGTGAAATTCGGTACGTTGGGTCAAGCGTTCGTATTGAGAAAAGGCTTTACACCCATCACCACAACATCGCGCCAAAAAATGCGCGTCCGTGCCAAGTCTGGATGGCCCAGATGGTGCTGGCTGGGTGGGACATCAGAGCGTGTCTTCTGGAGGAAGTACCTTCTGCAATCTTGCTCGATCAGAAGCGTCGAAACGCCCACGAACGAACCTGGATCGAACACTTCAACGGTCTTGGGCAGGCGGACTTGAATGTGCAAATGGCACCAGTAGGGCACCCGAACGGCACCTCGCACCCGTACAAGGTGATGCGGGCGCACATCAATTACCTGCAAGGTTTGCTGTCGGGCCACAACATCCCGTTCACACGGTTTGACTGAAACGGAAAGACCCCTCATGGAATTGCGAAACACAACCCTCGATGACATCGCCGCAGTGATCGGCTTCAGCGCCACCCTGCGGCTGGTCGCATGGTTCGGTGACGGCAGCAACCTCTACGTGCCGATCACCGCAGAGGACGGGCACCTGCTGGTCCGCCTGCTGGGCCTGCCAGCGGCCAGAAGGCTGTGTGAAGCATGGCCGGGTGAGCACCTCGCCATCCCCCGCCTGCGTGACCACGAGGACGACCTGCGCAAGCGCTTTGTGGCCAGGATGATCGAGAAAGGGTTCGGCACCCGCGAGATCGCAGGTATGCAGCGAGTCAGTGAGCGCCGCGTGCAGCAGATACTGCGCGAACTGGAGACGGCGGGGCTGGTGCAGGTGGCCGGGCCCGCCCGCCGCACGAAAACTCAGCGGGAAAACCCCCTGCAAGAAAACTGGCCGCCGCGTGGGCTCCTGAAAAAAGAGAGTGCATAACCCCAGTGAGAAACGGGGATGAAAAATCCCAGGGGAAAAGCCCAGTGAAAAAGGGCCGTCGATTTTGCGCAGGGGAAGTAGGGGTGTCGATGTACAGGGCTGCATGGGCACAACAGGGCACCCCGCTTGATCAATTGGCGGCCTAATAGAAGGGGTAGGGTCACAACCCGTTCACTTTTATGCTAAACTTGCGCAACGCTGTGTAGCACGTCGCTAAACCAGCGCAGTCGGGTCAGACACATCGACCCAGAAAGACCGCCCAATGCCTGCCAAGAAGCGCCCCGCAGTTCGTATGAGCGACGAAGAACTGCGTGAAAAACTTTACCTTGATCCTTCGACCAATCGCATTTGCTGGAGGATAGCCAACCCGCCGTACCCGGCAGGGTATCCGGCCTATTCATTCCAGACCGAAAAAGGCTACAGAGTCGTTCGGCTCAAGCGAGTCAACTACATGGAGCACCGCCTGATCTGGTTCTTCGTGCACGGCACATGGCCGAAGAACGACATCGACCACAAAAACGGGATTAAAAGCGATAACATACCCGACAACTTGCGTGACGTGACCGCCGGGGTGAATAACGAGAACAAAAGACAGCCCCGCGCAGGCAAGATGCAAGATACACCTTTGGGTGTGACGTATTTGTGGTTCCTAAAAAAGCCAAAAACCAAGAAGTACCGAGCAGCAATATCCGTTGGCAATAAAGACATCGTGTTGGGGAAATTTCACACCCCAGAAGAGGCGCACGAGTGTTATTTGGAGGCCAAACGGCGGTTGCATGAAGGTTGCACGCTATGAATTCAAAAATGATCTAGCGGCCCCTTCCACCCCGGGTGTCCTTAATTTCAAAATGAACGAGATGCCATGAGCACCCCGGGGGTGTTCCGGTTCGAATCGAGGCGGACGCCTGGTTGTGATTTTTCCGAGGTGTTGGTCTGGGTCGAAAAATTCGGTGGGCGAAAAAGGGCCTCAATTCGGACGGGCCGATTTTTTTTCTGCTGTTAGTTGGTGCTAACTTAGTTAGCCCGCAACCCAGCACCACGAGCTCTAGGCCAGCACCACGAGCTCTAGGCCAGCACCACGAGCCCCGATGGCCCTGCGCCTGCCCTGCGCCTGCCCTGCGCCTGCCCTGCGCCTGCCCTGCGCCTGCCCTGCGCCTGCCCTGCGCCTGCCCTGCGCCTGC